GATAAGAGAGGCACTTTGCGCAGGACGCAGAATCCGACGCCAATGGTCAGCAGCAGCCAGGTTGATGGCTCTGGGACTCCGTAAAAATCGAACTGTGCGTGGTGCAGATCAAGCGGAGTCACGGCGATTGAAGTTAGCTGGATGCCGCCAAGGTGGCCACTCAGCGGGGACGTCGTCGTGCTGAAGAGGTCTGAGCTACTCTGCCAAAGCGAGTTCGTGGCGCAATAGAAGCCGTATTGATCGACGTAGAAGCTAGCGCCGAATTCGGACTGATGAATCATTTTGGCCACGTCTGCAAATCCTGGATCGGCGGCCGAGAATGTGAACGCGTGGCCGTAGTCGGCAGCGGACACGCCCTCAATCTCAAGCGTCACCATATCGGGGTGCGATTCTTCACCACCATTGATGCCGAAATAAAGATCGAAGTCGGCAGGGTCCGCCGAGTAGTGTAACCAGTTGGCATCGACCGTTGACAGCAGGCGATCGGCGTGAGCGTTCGACGTCAAAAACAGCACTGCCGCGAAAAGAGAAAAGCGCATAGAGTACTTTGCAGACATGGGCGACCTCCTTGTAGGTTGCTCAGGTTTAGGGGCCGGGCTGCGAGAACAGCTCGGTCCCGCATTCTAATCACGGCCGCACAATAAATGCCAGCGCCCGGGTATGCGAATTATTCGCACGACCTGGGTATTTCCGGCGGGGCAGGGGAGTCAGCGTCGCAAATCCGCCTGATCCGGTAGTGCTTCTCGAAAACCTGCGGCCCGGAATGCCTCAGGAATCGCCAGCCGCAGCCGGGGTGCAACTTCTCATAGGCCGATCCAGAGCCCCGCCGAACGTAGCGGCTTGTGCCAAACACGGCCGCTCTCTCTGCCAGGAGTTTGAATGCCCGATAGAGGTTTCTAACCTTGAAGCGCAGGCCAGATGTATTGCCGATTCGGCTTGGCGTCGATGCAGCGGACAATCGCCTCGGTCACGCTTGGGCGAATCCGCATCCATCCGCCTTTGCCGGTTTTGCTCTCACTCACGAACAACCAGCCATCACGTTGGAAGTGCTGCGACTCAATCCGCGGCATATCGCCGATTCTCAGGCCAAGCTCCCAGGCCGTCAGCAGCAGAGATTCCCAATAGACAGCGCGCGGGATGCCCGTGTGGCGCACGGTGCCCGTCAGTCCCGCGAGGTAATCTGCGAACATGCTCATCTTCGCCAGGTCGTATCCATCCACGTCCAGCGGCGGGCAAAACACCTTGCGAATCGTTTTGCCAGCATCATCGACCCAGCCTTTTCTCAGTGCGAAGTTCCTCAACACGCGCAAGCCGGTTCGTCGGTTCTTAATCGTGTAGGGCGAGCGGCCGGCGCTGCTCTCAACAATCAGCAGTTCGCTAATCCCAGCGGCCGTCAGATCCGAGGCGACCGCCCTGCGTTTTAAGTAGCGTGAATAAACTGCGGCACAATCGAGCAGATGGCCAGCGGTGCGCGGCGACAATTCCCTACCAATATCACGCTCCTCGTTCCGCTCAAGTACGTATTGCGAGACAAGTTCGCTGAGAAACATTTCTGCGACTCCAATGGCCCCATTAAGCCATCCGTGTATGTCGCTTCCGTTCGATCCTAGGCCCGACCATTAGTCGTACCACACTAGCAGGTCAATTGCCACTAATTAGTGCAAATTACCTAGCGCTGACTCGAAATCAGGTGCCGGGAAACCGGTTGGGAGTTCGAATCTCCTGCCCTCCGCTTCCGTTCAGATTCCACAAGTAATCTGGGGACGAACGAAAAGCAAGAAAAAAGTTGGCTGGTCGGGGAATTCGCCCCGACCAGCCCCAACCCTAGAGGCCACCAGACGGCCAGAAGGATTAGATATGGACGACGAAGCAATTTTGATTTTGAAGGCGATAAAGGCCGACACCGCGGCGACGCGGGCAGCTGTTGAGGCTTACGTGCGGGCTAAGAACATCGACATTCCGAAGCCACTTACGAGAAAGCCGCCAGCGAATCAACAGGATCGCGCGGCGTCAGCTGCGTCGTGAACCACGCTGCCGGTCGGCGCGCCGACGTGTGCTTCAACAACAAACCGAAGCGAGTCGGCCGGCAGCACCTTGAATCGCGATCAAAAATACTTTACTCTACCGAGGATGTCAATCGTGATCACCGACGAGCAGGCTAAGCGCAACATTGCGGCTAATATCCGTTACGAGCTTTCGCTTCGCGATCCACCACAGAATCAGCAAAAATGGCTCGCAAAAGCGACGGGCGAGTCAGAGATGCGAATTAGCCTGTATATCAACGAGCAGGTTATGTGCGGGGCTGCCGTGCTGAAGCGCATCGCCGAGGCGCTCGGACGAACTGCTGACGAAATGATGGACAAACTGCCCAAACAGCCGCGCGGGAAAAAATCTGCGTGATGGCAATTTTTGCCCTTGCATCGAAATAAATAATCTTTTAGCATCGCCGACGTTGAACCACACGTCGGCACTTCTGCGGGCCTCTCCGCGATCTGCCGTTTCCAGACGGATCGAAACCCAGAGCTACGCATGGACGGCTGCCGAGTTAAAGCTCGTTGAATAGCTTCTCTGCGATGCTCGCAATCAAACCACTGGATGGAAGGTCAGCCGGGTCGGCGTAGTTACCGGCCGCCGACCCGGCGCCTTCTTAGCTAGGAGGAAGTGGGTATGGAAACAGCAAGCGTCACACTCCCGAAAGACCTCGTCGAAGCAGCGATCCAAAAAGAAGTGTCAGCCGCGATGCTGCGGGCGCTCGGCGGACATGAGCAGGTCATGCAAATGGCCGTGACTCGAGTTCTCGAGCAGAAGGTCGACAGCGACGGCAAGCCGGGGAGCTACTCATCAAATGTCCCGTTCGTTCAGTGGGCGTGCGGGAACGCCATACGGCAAGCCGTATCAGAGGCGTTCGCCACCGAGGTCAAGAAGTTTGAGGGCGACATACGCAAGCAGCTCGTCGCCGCACTCGCCAAGAAAAACTCGCCGCTTGTGAAGCAGTTGGTTCAGGCCATGACGAGCGGCATCGTCGAACACACGGAAAACCGCTGGCGGCTGCAAATCACAGTCGGCGAGCGCTAGGAGAGTCTTAGGAAATCACTTTTTCAAGGAGGTGTGAAGTGCTCGTACTTTCAAGACTCGTAGGCGAAAAAATCATGGTCGGCGAGGACGTCGTTCTCAAAGTGGTCGACATTCGCGGCGACCGCGTGCGAATTGGCATCGAAGCGCCGAAGTCGATGCGCGTCGATCGTGGAGAGATACGTTCCAAAAAAGACCGCGATCTTGCGAAGGGAGGCGACGATGTCAGCGATAGCTAAGCCAATCCCCGGGCCTCAACCCCAGACCGAATCTTGGCTAGCACTTCGAGTATTCGACCCAGACCGAGAGCGTCCAGTTGTGTTCGGCGCCAGCCGCGCCGGGGCGATCATGGAGAACCCGCTCGAAGAATTCCTATTGCAAACTCGGCGCAAGCCGCCGATCGAGCAGAGCGAAGACATGGAAGTCGGCTCGCTGATGGAGCCCGTCGTACTCGAGATGTACGTGCGCAGGAGCGGAAACTGCATCAAGACTGGCTTGCCGCTCCACTTCCACGGCGAGTACTCGTTCATGGCGGCAACGCCTGACGCGATCGGATTTCCCCGGGCGAATCCACTTGTCGACTCCCATGACCCGAAGGCGTTTCTACCGATGGAGTGGGGCGTCGACGCGAAGACTTCCACCGACCGCATGTTCCTCAAGGATGCCACGGCTGAGGACACGAACAAGTACGGCCAAGAAGGCACCGACCTCGTGCCAGACTACACGCTCTGGCAGATGCAACAGCAGTGCGCCGTGTTCGGCTTCCAGTTTGTCGACGTGCCGGTGTTGTTCGGGCGGCATTATCGCGGATACAGAGTTCATCGCGATGAGACGCTGATCGACGCGCTCGTTTCGGCCGAGAAGGAATTGGCTGAACGCATCCTCGCAGACGATCCGCCCGAGCCGAACTTCCAGCACCCGCGCACACGCGAATGCCTCCGCGCGCTCTACGGTCTTCAGCAGGGCACGTCCATCGTGCTATCCGACGAGAACTTCGAACGCTGGGTGGGCGTTCAGCGCCGCAAACAGGAAGTCAAAGACCTCGAAGCTGAGATCGCCGAGGCGACAAACCACGTGCTCGCCGAGATGGCGGACGCCGAACTAGCAATCATGCCGGCTGGCAGCAAGGCGATCAAACGCATCGTGGTCAAAGACAGTTTGTGGGCGCAGAAAGACATCGATGAGGCCGTCGCCAAACTGGGCACCACGAAGCGGGCCGGGCACGAACAGCTTCGCGAAGTAAAGGTCACGAACTGATGAAAACCGTGGCACCACTCACTGCTGAACAGGTCAGGGCAGCACTCGACTATGACCCGGCGACGGGCGTGTTTACATGGAATTCTGTCGGTGGAGCGTCGAGGCACGTCGCCGGCAAGATCGCCGGGCGCGTAAGGCCAGACGGATATCGCGAGATCTGCATGTCCTACAGGCTCTACCTAGCGCATAGGCTTGCGTGGCTTTACGTGCACGGAGACTGGCCTGGCGAAATCATCGACCACATCGACGGCGATCCGCGAAACAATTCTATCGCCAATTTGCGCCAGGCCACGCGATCCGAGAACAACTACAACCAACGCAAACACAACGACAACACCTCCGGGGCAAAGGGCGTGCATTGGCTTAAGCGACATCGGCGGTGGGTGGCCGAGATCAGGCACAACGGCAGGAAAATCTATCTGGGCAGATTCAAGCAAATCGAGGACGCAATTGCGGCGCGGTCCGCAGCTGCCGACTTATACCACGGCGCATTTAGGAGAGACGCATGAGCACGCAAGCACCAAAGCAGGAACTTGTCCCCGCAGCGATCGACACGAGAGCGGCCGGAGCGCTCGCAGTCAGCGGCGAGGCCGGTGGCCTCGCGTTCAAGTCGATGGAAGAAGTGATGAACGTCGCAAAGCTCATGGCGGTCAGCGGCGAAGCGGTCCCGAAACATTGCCGGAATCGACCTGGGGTTTGCTTGGGCATTGTCATCCAGGCAGTTGAGTGGCGGCTGTCGCCCTACGCCGTAGCGAACAAATCTTACGTAGTTAATGACCGATTGGGCTGGGAATCTCAGCTGGTGCACGCCGTTTTGGAACAGCGTGCCCCAATCACGAGCAGGCTTCGGCACAGCTACAGCGGAGAAGGCGCGAAACGGAAATGCAAAATATGGGCCACGGCAAAAGGCGAGGACGAGCCGCTTGTCTACGAGTCGCCGGAAATCGGCATGATCAAAGTGAAGAACTCACCGCTTTGGCAATCGAACCCCGACCTGCAGCTTTACTACTCGGCATCACGCGACTTCGCGCGAATGTATTTCCCGGACGTACTGCTCGGAGTTTATGCGGACGACGAGCTAGACGCGTTCGTTGGCGACGTCGACGCGAAGGTCGGATCTCTCAGCGGTCCGCCTTCCGCCAGTCGCGCCGAACACTTGCGCCGGCAAATCGAAGCCGAGAAGGCCGCTCCGCAATTCACCGGCGACCCGGCCGTCGACGTCCCGCCGCTCACCGACGAGGACACGCGAATTGACGCGGCTACCGTCCCGCTCGAGGCCACAGCTGAAGAGTCGGCGGCAAAGGGTCCGAAGCCACCGATCATCCCGAAGCACCTCGCCGACTACGGCGTCGCCATCTTCGACGCAAAGACCGAGGCCGACGTGCTGGCCGCGTTCGAGTCGCACATCAACAGCAACGGGCAGCTGAGCGAAGAGGACCACACGACGGGTTGCGAGCTACGCGATTGGAAGCTGCACAAGCTGAAAAGCGCGGACCCGACGAAGGGCAAGAAAGAACTCTTTGAGAAAGGCAGTGACCAATATGAGTAGCTTCATTCCAACCATCGGCCGACGCGCCTGGTACTTCAACAGTCGCATGACCGACCCCGGTCCGCTGGCCGCAACGATCATCCAAGTCGACCCGGACGGACTCGTGAATCTGCTCGTGACGCACCGCAGCGGTCGCCAGCAACCAGAGACGCGACTCCGCCTGCTGCAAGAGGGCGATGACGTGACGCCAGCGCACTTCTGCTGCCGGCCGGGCTTGGAATCGGTCGAGGTCGACGTGCCGGAAGTCCCCGAAGTGCCGGCGACAGCGGAGGCCGCAACGGTCCCTGCCGTGCCGGCGACTACGAAGTTTGTACTGCGAGCGATTGAGGGGTTTGAGACTTCAGAGCCCAACGACATTGTTCGCGGAATCTTCAGGCGCATCGGTGCGATCGAGGAGCGATTCGCCGCGCTCGAAGCCGGCGACGATGTGAACACCACCACGCAAGGAGAGAGCGATGCCGACGCATGAAATCGAAGTATCGAATCTTGGGCCCGTAGAGAAGCTGAGTTTCCAACTCAAGGACTACGGCGTGACCTGTCTCGTCGCGGCCAACGGGCGCGGAAAGTCGATCTTGCTCGACGCCGTGCAGAAAGCCGCAATGGGCAATGGCAAGCTGCCCCTCCGCGATGGCCAACGCCGCGGCTCACTCAATATGTGCGGAGCCGTTATCTCGATCGGCGCTTCCACGCGGCACAACGGCGAATTCCAGGTGGACACGCTCGAAGGAAAGTTCTCATTGGCCGAGCTCGTCGATCCAGGAATGAAGACCGCCGAAACGAGCGACAAACAAAGAATCAAGGCCCTAGTTTCGCTCATGGGCGTACCAGCTAGCCGCGAGCTGTTCGCAAGCCACCCGTCGCTCACCGACCTGCCGGCAGTCGTCAGCGAAGAGTCTACAGCCACAACCGACATCGTCGAGATGGCCGGCAAGATCAAGCGCGACTACGACCGGGCGGCGCTCGAAGCCGAACGTGAAGCAGACCGCGAAGAGGCGCACGCCCGCGGCATGGAAGAAGCCGCAGCCGGCGTCGACCTCGAAGCGGAGTCAAACGCCGATAGGCTGCAATCGAACTACGACGCGGCCCGCGATGCCCACGCGAAGCTCGGCGCTCAGATCACCGGCTACGACCGGTTGCGGAGCGACGCTACTTCTGCCAAGGCTGCCGTGCGCAAGCTGCAGGACGACTACAAGGGGGAATCGGTGGACGCAGCGCAGAAGGCGCTCGACGCTGCCAATTCTGAGGCGAAGAGGGCACAGGAAGTCATCGATATCCTTGCCGAGCAGTTGGAGGTCGCCCGCCGTCGCCACGAGAGCGACGTGGTTGCGTGCATGTCGGCCCAGCGTGAGCTACAGCGTGCCACTGAGCACCGCGAAAGCCTCAAGGCCCACAACGCCACGATCGCGCGGTTCACGGAAGCAGGTGAAGTTACCGGCGACCTCGCGGAGACGGATGCCGCGCTTGTCGCTGCGGCCGAAGCGATGGCCGTGGGCGTCAAGATCCGCATGGCCAAAGAGAAGCTGACTGAGGCCACGAAGCACAAGGAAGCGGCTGCCGCTGCTCGAACCAAGGCCAAGCGACTCCGCGAGGCGGCTGGCTGCGTGGATGAAGTACTCTCAGACGCCATCAAGTGCGATCGGCTCAAAGTCGAGCTACGCGAGGGCGTGCCGCGTTTGGTGACAGATCATCCGGTGCGCGGGGAGACCGATTACCACCAACTTTCCGAAGGTGAGCGTTGGACGCTGGCAATCGACCTCGGTGTCGAGAGAGTTGGCGAAGGCGGCTTGCTGGTTGTCGAACAGGGGGCCTGGGAGTCGTGTGATTCGTTCAATCGGGCGATCATCCACGAGCACGCGAAGCTGCGTAAGGTGTTTTTGCTAACGGCTGAGGCCACGCGCGATCCGGCCGACGGAAAAGAGATGCAAGCTAAGCCGTTCGAACCAGCTGGGGCAACGACATGAGCACAGCGATCGCAGTCCGACCGGACGCCAAAGACATCCAAGAACTGCTGCGCGTCATCAAAGAGTGCTGTGGCGACGTGCGCTCGAGAGTGTCGGTGGAGTACGAAGACGATGGCGGCGTCTGGTACACGGCATGGGCCGTGCCGACGTCGAGCTGGCGAGATGGGATCAGCGAGACCTGGATTTGCGTAGGCGGATCAGGGAGCGTCGCGGGACTATCGCGCGTCGTGCGGCAGAAACCGATGGGAGTCGCGACGTGAGAAACATCGGCCTCCCCAAACCCACCGACGAAGACATCCACATCCTCGCGTTCACCAATGGCAAAGAGAAATATGTCTTCACGTACGACGGCAAGACACGGGCGGAAGTGCTGCGTCGGTTCGGCCGCTTCGCCTCGAATCCAGAGTTGTCGTTTAGCTGGTACGACGCGGCCGTCCTGTCTGGCAAGGTCCAAGAAGAACAACGAGCCTCAAGAAAGTCGCATGGCTAAGAACCGCATCAGCAAACCCGACGACTGCGAGGCCGCTCCGGACAAGATCGGCGAGGTGAAAGCCTACATCGCCATAGCCTGGACGTGTGCGTGTTGCCGCCTGCAACAGTTCTCGGAGCGCAACACAACGCACGAAGAAAAGTGCCGACGCTGCGGAGTCATGTTTCTGGTGCGCGTGAAAGGGACCGGCAATGGAGCTTAGCGAACTACTGGCCAAGGACATCGAAGCCGAGCGCGAGTACGACGACGGCGTGCAGACGCAGATTAAGGCGCTGACCGTCGGATTGGCCGCAGTGATTGAATTGATGCGGTCCAAGGGTCTCTGCACGATGGCCGAGTTTAATGCCGCCGTAACCACTATCGAACCGCTCGTTGAGCAGAGGTGGCAGGAAGCCATTAAGAAGGCCGAGGCTGACGCCAGCAAAGCGCAGGAGGCTGGCAATGGATGACGAAATCCTCACCCTCGCGGAGATCGAGCGTCGAGCCATCCTGGCGTCGATTCGCCGGCAGTGTGGTAACCGGATGGCGGCCGCGAGAGAGTTGGGCGTTACCGACCACCTAATTCGCAAGCGGCTGGCCAAGTACGAGGCGATGGGCGACTTCGTGCCGAAGGCGGTCTACGGTTGCCCGAAGTACGTGCCACTGTCAGTGGCCACCAACAGGAGCTAATCAATGTCCACGTCACTAGCGACAGCAGGCTCAGTACCTTCGACGACAGTAAGCGACGTCAGCGACGAGATGCAACTCGTGGCGATGAATCCGGCCGAAATGCGCGAGGCGCAAACGAAACTCGCCGAGTGGTTTCGCGCCAAGCTCGAGATCGTACGTGCCGACGAAAAAGAAATGTGCGAGTGCCTCGAGACGGCGGCAAAGGCCGGCTGGAAGCTCGGACCGTTCGAGCGACAGGCAAACAACGCATTGGCGCGGGTCCAGTACTACGAGAAATGCCTAGCGGCCGTGGAGGCTGGCTACGCGATTGTGCCGAACTTCCCGGTCAGCGTAATCGCCATCAGGACGACCAGAAAACGCCCGAAAGCCGACAGCAGCGAGTCAAGCTGGTCGTCGTTTCCCCAGTCCTCAAACAATCCGCCGATCGGGAAGGGTGAAAACCGCAGCCCGAATCCAATCATCTATCAGCGCGAGTATCCGGCTGCTGGCGACCAGAAGGTGCTCACTCGTTATTTCCCCAAGGAATTCCAAGAGATCGAATTCCCAATCTCACTCGCGCAGCCGATTGTCATGGACGCGACTTGCCGAGCGCTGGCGGCCAAAGTATTCGACGAGATTGGCGTCCTTCCAGCGCAGCGCAAGGCCGACCCGCTCGTCATCGGACGAATCTATCATCCCACGACAAAGAACCCGCTCGCGTTTCTGGTCGCGTGGTGGATCGATACAAGAACCCTGTAACGAAAGGAAATCGCCATGAACCGAATCCTCACCACCCTCACCCTGTTGCTGCTGGCGTCACCAGCATCAGCGGCGCTCTCGTCGTCGGACAGCGCCGCGCTGGCCACGGCGGATGCCAACATTGCCAAGTATCGAACTGCGACAGCGACAATTGGTGGCTTTCAGCCTGGCCAATCTGTTGCTGTCAACATGACGCGCAACGCATTCAACTTCGGGGTCGGCGCCGGAAGCGACCAACTGCAGAACAAGACAGCATCGGCCCTGATCCTGGCAAACGCCAATTCAATCACGCCTCGCGGCGGCGGTTACCCGATGGACATGGAATCGACGAAGGGCAGGATTGACTTCGGAGCGATCGACCTGTTCAACGACTTCGCTACGAAAAACAAACTGAGCACGCGGTTCCACACGCTGGCCTACAACACGGAGGAAGGCCAGCCGTCCTGGCTCAACTCCTTGCAGAAGAAGGCGATGGGCGGCGACTCCAACGCCAAGAAACAACTGGTAACGTGGCTGCAGGGCCGCGTGAACTATGTGCTGAACGATACGCACCAGCACTACACGCAGATGGACGTGTTCAACGAGTCCAGCAGCGTGACCGACTGGGTCAAGGCGATCGGATATAGCAACGTCGCCAGCATCTACAACCAGATCCACGTCAAGATGCCGAGCCTGCAGGCCGGCGTGAACAACGACCATCTGTTCAATGGCAGGTTCACCACGGCATACCTGAACGACGTTAAGGAGATCCAGGCCGCGGGCGGCTACGTCGGTGAGCTCGGCATGGAAGATTACTTGGGCTGGTCGGGCGAAGCCCTGCCGACGCCGTCGAGCATCGCATCCAACCTCGCCAAGCTCAACGCTCTCGGATTGCCAAGCGTGCTCACAGAACTCGGTGGCTTCTCCGGGCTCAAGAACACCGACGTCCTGATGAACCAGACGCTACGCATGATGTACGGCAATCCGCTGACCACAGGCGTCTACGACTGGACATGGGTCAACACCGGTAGTTCGCAGGATTGGGCGCCGACGATGGCGCTGTACAACCTCAGCAACGGCAGGTACACGCAGACCCCCGCTGGTGCCGCGTGGCAGGCGTTCATCAAGTCGGTGATGACCAACCTGACGGCGAAGGCCGACGCGAATGGGTTCGTATCGTTCACCGGCTACCTTGGCGACTACTCGATCGGCGGCAAGGCGTTCACGCTGACGAAGTCGACCGGGCTCTCGATCAAGGCAGTTCCGGAGCCGCGCACGTGGATACTCGCCCTGATCGCTCTTCTCGCCTACATCGGTCTTAACTCGATGATTGGCCGAATGCTCAAGCGACGGTGTCGCGTGGTGCTCGCGCTGCTCTGCTTACTGCCGACCGTGGCGCGGGCCGAGACGCCGCTCTCAAGCACCGAGCAAACGATGGTCACGCGCATCAACGCCGAGCGGGCCGCCTACGCTAAGCCGGCACTGGTCGTCGATCCGTGCTTGATGCAGTGCGCTCGCCACCGGGTTCAGTGGTACGACCACTTCGCCGAAGGCTGTGGCGTGGAAGCCTCCGCCCATCGCTTCGGCTTTAAGGGCACGGCAACGGACGACCTGGCCCAGGACGACGGATCCGGCGCGTGGTCGGTCGGTGAAATGGTCCACGGCTGGGTGCTGAGCTTCGGACATCGGCAGCAGCTTTTGGGCAAGATCAACCTGAATAACAGATGGGTCGAGATGAATTTCGATCGCGTCGGTGTGGCGCACCGGGGACGGAACTGGATCGCGGTCTTCGGCCGGGAGGATGCGAAGTGAACAACGTCAACCTTCTCTCGGAGAGATTTGAACGTGCTGCCTATTCGCTCAAGAGCGCGATGGAGCAGTTTCCTGGCATGAACTTCACCGAGGCGATCAACCAGTTTGAGCGATCCGTCGACAAGCTAGCGCGCATCTACGGGATGCAAGCCGAGAACGACCAGCGGAAGGTGATCGGCGCCTCGATGGCATACGACGAAGCATCGTTCATCAACGCGTGAAAGACTATATGTACCTCGATAAATACGACCTAGCCGCGATCCTGCTGGCGACTGACCTGCAGCACATGGAGCTCGACGGCGAGCTCTGCAAGGACTACCCGACGCCGGAGCAGCTTACTGTGGCGCTGGTGCCGGCGGAGCGGATTGTGGAGGCGGTGAAGACTCGAAGAGATCGCGAACGCGATGAATGGTCGCCAGGACCGGATGGGTATTGGTACGTGCTGGCGGCGAGTGTTTACGAGGCTAGGCTCTGGGCCATGGCGCAGGGCCACCCGCATCAGTCCGTGCGCTACTTGGCCGACATCAACGATCTGCGCGGGATTCGAATTAGCGCAAAGCGTCTCGTAAAGATGGACTACTGGAAGCGCAACATTGACTACGACGCTGACTTTATGGCGGCGCTCGACGCTTGCGTGGAAGGAGGGATGCGAAGTGACGAGTAAGAACAAACCACCCCAATGCCCGCAGTGCGGTCGCAAAAATGCGCAACCGGTCGGCGACATCTTCAAGTGCCGAAAATGCGGCGCCTTCTTCGACGGAGTGGATGACGGCATCGTGGCCAGCCACAACGACCCGGTGCGGTCGGCGATGGCAAAGGAAGAACGCGAACGACACCCGCGAAGGAAGCAGCGTTGATGGCTGAGTACCCAGCTTTTCTGTTCTACCCAGAAGACTTCACCGCCGGCACGCTGGAAATGTCGCCGACCGAGGTCGGCATCTACATCCGCTGTCTTTGTCACCAATGGCACAAGTTCTGGGTGCCCGACGACGCTGTGAAGGTGGGCAGGATCGCCGGCGCGTCACCGGCCGAAATGTCTGACGCATGGCCAGCTGTTCGGGCAAAGTTCAAGGACCTTGGAAACGGTCAACTGAAAAACGGTCGCCTAGAGAAAATACGTTCCGAGCTGAAACGACTGAAGCGCGTTCGGTCATCAGCTGGAAGGGCCGGCGCTGAATCTCGCTGGGGTGGCAAATCCGATGGCAGTTCAGATGGCATCGGCAATGCGATTGCTATGGCAGACGCATCGCAAAGCAAGCGGCAAAAAATAGCATCGCGGGTTGAAGATGTAAATGTAACTGAAGATGAACATGAATCTGAAAATGGAACTGAAACTCCATTTGATCGTTTCTGGGCGTTCGTTCCCAACAAGATCGCTAAGCGCAGTGCCAAAAAAGCCTACGATCTCGCGGTTCGAGTGATCAAATCGCGACCAGTCGAGGCCGGTCCAGGGTCGGACGACCCGCACGCATTCCTGCTCGACCGCGTGCGTGCATTCTCCGCCTCGGAGTTGGCGAATGGCGACACGCAATACATTCCACACCCGGCAACTTGGCTCAACGCCGGCCAGTACGACGACGATCCAGCGACGTGGCAGCGATCGCGTCGAGACCCGCGCGGGACACGCACCGCGGCCGAACAATTTCTGGGAGGGTTCGATGGCTAGCAAACCGAAGATCGCAGCCGTCGTCGGCACGCTCTGCGAGGCATACAACCGCCATCCGACTGCCTTGACTTTCAAGGCGTACGAGATCGCTTTGTCACACGTTTCGGACGACGATTTGGACGCTGCGACGACCAGATTACTTTGCTCTCCGAGCGGCTTTATGCCGACGCCAGGTCAGCTGCGGCAGGCGGCGGTGACCGGCGGCGCGACCTTCGAGGCACGAGCCGACATCGCGTGGCACGAGTTTGATCGGGCTGTGAGCATGGAGGGCTCGGATCACTCGGTGACGTTCGACGACGGGATCATCAACGCCACTGTGCGACTCTTGGGCGGCTGGATCCACTGCTGCGAGAAGTGTGGAGACGATTACTTCGTGTGGCTCAAGAAGTCGTTCAAGGAAACGTACGTGCGGCTGTGCAACTCCGGTCGTATTTCCGAGGAGCTGAGGCGACCACTCACGGGGCGAACCGAGATCGCCAACAGCCAGTTTCCGGACCGGATTCTCGGCAAGCTCAACGCCTACACGGGCGAGACGCTGCGGATCGGCACGTCGCAGCCAGTGTTGGCGCCGCCAGTTGACGGCAGCGATCGACGAGAACGGATTGCCGACGGCGGTCCGAAGACGATTGGCGACGTGGTGAAGCAGCTGACGGACCAATCAGGTGACCAGGGAGGTGCGGCGTGATCGCCCTCACCGTTCGAGGAAAACCCGAGCCACGTGGTTCCAAGATCCCGGTCACGGTCTACAAGGACGTCGTCGACCCAGCGACGGGCAAAGTCGTCTACGACGTCGACGGTAGGCCGTTCCGGACACCGAAGAAGACCGCCAGCGGCAGGCCGATGCAGTACGTGCGAGACGACAACCCGAACTCGACGCCCTGGATGCAGAAGATCACTCGCGAGGCCAAGGCCAAGTTCGCGGGCATGGATCCGCTGGCCGGCCCGCTGGAATTGAAACTTCGGTTCTACCTCGAGCGCCCGGGCTACCACTTCGGCACTGGCAAGAATGCTGGGCTGCTCAAGGCGCGGTACTCGGACGCGATGCACACCGTGCGCCCCGATCGCCTCAAGCTGGCTCGTGCCGTCGAGGACGCACTCACGGGCGTCTTGTACGTCGACGACGCGCAGACGGTCACCGGCCCGGTTGAGAAGTTCTATTGCCCGCTGGGGACGCAGCCGTGCGTCGAGATCGAGATTGTGCCGCTGGATGTGCCGGCCGAGCCGGTGCAGGCGGAGATGTTTAGACCACCAACCACCTTTTAGCAAAGGAAAACTTTATGGCAGGTAAAACCTTCAAGGAATTCGATGGCGGAGTCAACTTCGGAACCGTGAGTATCGGCGAGACGACGGCCCGACTGGGCGTGAAGATCGATCGCGGCGTGTGCAGCGCATCGCAAGCCGATAAACTGTTCTGCAATCGGCGACTGATCGGCTCGGTCGTACTCGGCAAGCGAGAGGACGGCAACGGCCAGAAGACCGCGTTCGACACGGACAGGACTGTTAAGGGCGTGTTCGATGTGAAAGGCTTCTCGGCCAACGCCAAACAAATCGGCATCGGCCTCACGTTCTCGCTGAAGGACGTCGACATCGCTGAGTTGGCGCATTTCAGTTCCGGTGCCGGACGACTGAAGATCGAAGAGGTCAGCAGCATTCCCGACGAGAAGCCGGAAGACGAGGAAGAGGAAACCGATTCTGACGAGTAGTCGTCCCGCGCCCCTGGCGGCGGCAGAGCGGACGGCGCTTTCATGTCGTCGATAAATTCAACCCAATTCCGCCGAGCTGCAACGATTAGATCGTCCGCCGTGGGGCATTTTCACTGGCAATAACTCACCTAACTCGCAGTAAGGAGAAGCGATGCAGACCCACCAAGATTCGGACGCTAACAACCTACGACGACAGTTCATGGATCGCCTGGAAGAAAGGGCGAGCGACGACTTTTTGGCTGGCCGTTCAAAAATCACCGGCGGCCTGAAAAACGAAGAGATCATTTGCGAATGGCAGGCCCGCGGCGTGCATGTCCGCCAGTTGCCCGATGACGAGCAAGGAATTCTGCGCATTTCCGTCGGTGGCGGCAACGAGACACCGGTGCCGCTCAACTATCTCGTCTTTCGCGGTAAGCATTCGCAGTGCGTCGATTTGCTTCGGAAAGCTCTAGTCGCACTTCAGGAAGGGCCGAGCGACACGAATTGATCGCGTGTCCGAGTAACCCATGCTCCTCATCGCATTACTACTCATGTCGCAATACAACAAAGGCCGACCGCACAACCGGCAAGTGCTCACGCCGCGTGACGGCGCCATGCGCTCGAAGCCGGAGCGGCTTGCGCCACTGCTCGTGCCCACCGGCTCCGACCCCGAAGCGCACCACACGACGCGCGACATGCAATGTTACCTCGTGCAAGAAATCATCGCGGCCAGCAACCACGGTTCGGGCGAAGATGCGACGCGGCGACTGCTGGCGCGCTGCCGGCGCTCCGACACCCCGTTCGACTTCCTGAAGCGAGCTGCCGAGAACGACAGGCTGCTCGAGCTGGTGCGCGAGCTGAAGACGGGCGACCATCGGCGGATCGCCAAGTCGCTGGACGAACTCGCGCTGAGCGGCCTGGACGTGACGACCTGCACGTCGACGGATCTCGAAGCGATCTTCGGTATCAGCCCGCAGATGTCCGAGCGGTTTCTGAATTGGGCTCGGCCGGGGTACGTTCGCGAGCCGCACGCGCCGGTCGAAAAGCCGCCAAAGTATCGCCAGCGCGAGCCGCACCCGCGGCCCAAGGCCGTGCTCGAGGGCCACACGCAGCGGGCCATTCAGTGGCTCAAGGCCAATCCCGGTGCTCACCCGCAATACGTGATCGCCAGAGCGGTCAACATCCCCAGCGGCTCGATCGAGAAGGTCTTCAGTGACCGAAGGTTTATGCGCGGTGCCAAGACCAGCGGTCGGCTAAACTCGAAAAAGCGGACGTCGCGACTGATGCTGCTCTCGCCAGGAGTCGAGGAGTGCGCTGCTCACGGTGCCAGTGCCGAGGACGTCAGAAACAAGATCGCTCGGCTGATGCGCCGCACCATCGGGCCGATCACGGCTGCGGCGATCAGCAAAGCGCTCGGGCTGCCTTACGCGCTAGTGGTGCTGGTACTTGATTCGCGTGCGTTTTATTACGACCCACCGCGAGGCTACACGTTGGCCCTGCGAGTCAACGAAGGAGAATGACCATGCCAGACCTAGAACTACCAGACGTGCTCGCTGCGAATCGCCAGCGGGAGCAGATGGAGTCCGCCCAATTGCAGCTCATGCGGCTGGAAATCTCCAAGGAGATTTACGGTAGGCTGTGCGCAGCCGCGTACCTGCGGGCCGAGGAGGAAGCCAAGCGCGAAGCCGATCCGTTGGGACTCAGCGGAGGATCCGGGGAGCCGTTGCCGCTGAAGGTTGACCTCGGCGCGTTGGCAAGGTTCTCGGCATTCGCGCCGACGCAGTTGTTGCTTGAGTTGGGAATGGTCGCGCCGCGAGCCTAACCCCCGCCCGCCCCCACTAGGAGATGAACCCGATGGCAAAACTACCAGCCGAGATTTTCCGACAGCATATTGCAGTTCTTGGCAAAACGGGCTCCGGGAAGTCGTCGGTACTGCGCTCGATGGTCGAAGGGCTGTTGGACGATCAGAAGCCGGTTTGCATCATCGACCCGAAGGGTGATTGGTGGGGGCTCAAGCTGTCGGCAAGTGGTAAGTCTGCTGGCTACCCCGTCGTCATCTTTGGCGGCGAGTATGCCGATGTGCCACTCAACGCGCACTCTGGTCAGCAGGTCGCCGAACTGATCGCAACCGGCAACCGCCCCTGCATTATCAATCTTGGCGGCTGGATGCCGGGCGAGCGGACTCGGTTCTTTGTGGACTTCGCATCGACGCTGTTTCGCACCACGCGCGGGCATCGCTATATCGTCATCGACGAGGTTCACAACTTTGCACCACAGGGGAAGGTGCTCGATCCAGACGCCGGCAAGATGCTGCATTGGGCGAACCGGCTTGCGAGCGAAGGGCGCGGGAAGGGGTTGACGATCCTCTCGGCATCTCAGCGACCGCAAAAGGTCCACAAGGATTTTCTGACGTGCGCCGAAACGCTGGTTGCCATGCGAGTGATTCACAAGCTGGACCGGGACGCGATCAAAGATTGGATTGACGGCGCTGGTGATGCACAAAAGGGCCGCGACGTTTTGAATACACTGGCATCCATGCAACGTGGCGAGGGTTGGGTGTGGTCGCCGGAAATAGGATTCGGCCCAAAGCAAATCACCTTCCCACTTTTCAAGACTTACGATTCGTTTGCGCCGCAAGCCAACAGTGGGACGGAAAAGCTCAAGGGCTGGGCGTCGGTCGATCTGTCAGAGATTCGCGCTAAGTTGGCATCGGTGGTCGAGGAAGCGAAGGCGAACGACCCGAAGGAACTTCGCAAACAGATCGCCGAATGGAAAAAGAAAGCGGAGTCCAAGGAGCCGGCCGCTGTCGATCCAAACGTGCTCATCAAGGCAGCGGAGAAAGCTGCTGCCGATTGCGATAAGCACTGGCAGGGAGAAGTGTCGAAACTGCAAAAGGCTCACAGTGGAGTCGTGACGCGGCTGAAAAAGATTGCCGAGTTGGCCCATTTGAACGGCGAAGCAATTGTGACGGTGAGCGCTCCGACTGAGAAGATTGCTATTGCAACGCCGAGTGGTCGTACATCGTCACGACGCGAAACCGTTAAGCCTGCTGCGCCCATAGCCTCTGTTGTAGGCGACGATGATATCATTCTATTAAAATCAGAGCGTGCAATTTTGCGAGCGTTTTATTGGCTTAAAGACGAGACGGCCACGCCATCGAAGGTGTCTTTCTATTCTGGATATGCTTCCAATAGCTCGACATGGAATAACGCGCTGGGTCGCTTGCGCCGGCGACATTTAAGCGGATGGACTATTACGCCACTCGGAATTGCGGAGGTAGAGTCGTGGGGTGTCGAACCTAAGCCGAGTGGAAAGACACTCAGGGAGTGGCTTAGGGCGCGACTCGGAAAGGCTGAGAACATCATGCTAGATGCACTTTGCGAAGCACATCCGTCGCGAATGACTACGGCGGAGTTGTCAGAGTCATCCGGGTATTCTTCGGGAAGTTCCACCTGGAATAATGCCATCGGAAGACTGCGCGGACTCGAAGCCGCAGAAGGCTATGAGCGCGACGGTGGAACAAAAGCTGCCGACGTGTTTTTTGAGTAACCGCCCCCACCATTCACGGAGTAAGGCCATGCCCACGCCCCAGATCGAAGTGATTATGGATAGCGAAGACAACGAGATGTTGTTCGTCAATAGAAAGCGCGTGCTCACTTACGAGCGCAAACTGGGGCACCAATTGCGTGACCCGGAAGTAGCGGAAGTGGCCATTAGATTCATCATGGCGATTCGTGATACTGGAAATGCGGACGCCATGAAGCCCGCGCCCACCTACAAGCCGTGGACCGGCAAGGATTGCCCGCTGAGGCCGGGTGACTTGTTGTTGCGTCGTTATTGCTCGTTTCATGCAAAAGTCGTGTTTGTAATGTTGCGAGATGATCGAATTGAAGTCGAAACCATTTGCGGCATAGACAATCCAAAACTCTTGCGACTGAACGGCGATCAACTTGCGGCCGATTACACCTTCAACAACCTGCCCTGTGGATCGAAGGAAACGACCGCAAGCGATTCAAGCATGGAAGTAGTTCCGATAAGTCCGCAGGTTCAGGCTCAAGTAGCCAAGATATTGAAAGACCGTGGCTTTGAAGTTTGAGGACGACTATGTGCAATTGCACAAAATGCCGCGAGGATCGACGACTCGCAACGCCGCCGCCTTACTGCTACGAATCCCTGGAGGAATATCAGGAACACCGACAGCCAAGGCGAGACCGCTGGAGGTATTACGAGCGAGATGCAATCAGACCACACGAATACTCTGCCACCATTCTGAATCGAGGAGTAAGGCCATGAGCGACCCACTCGTATTAAGTTTGTGCGATTATTCGGGCGAATGGTCGCGCCGCTACGCTGAGGCCGGTTGTCGCGTCGTGATGGTGGACCTGGACCACAAGCCTGGAGCGCATCAGGTAGGCAACGTGGTGCGGGTGGGCGGAGACGTGCGCGACTTCGTGATGGGACATCGACCGTGGGCAGTGCTGGCCGCTCCGCCATGCACCTGCTTTTGCCGCCCCGGCGCTCGCTGGTGGTTTAAGATGGATTTGTTGGGCCAGACGCAACGGGACGTGTCGATCATGCGGGCCTGTCTGCGGTTGTGCAAGATGGCGACCGGCTTTTGGGCGATGGAGAATCCGCCGGGCCGGCACCGCGAGTTAGTCCCAGAACTTGGCCCACCTGCCTGGCAGTATCAACCGTGGGAATACGGCGATCCGTGGGGAAAGCAAACTTACATCTGGGGAACGGCGCAGAAGCCGCCCGTGGTTGAACCCGTGGAACCAGAGCCGACTCGGCGCACCCCCAACGGACGCACCCAGGGCCGCATCGCGTTCATGTCCAGCAGCCACAAACGCGAGCGCGAGAAAACGCCTGCCGGATTCGCCGCAGCATTCTTCGAGGCCAATTCACCCCTTGCACTTACGGAGCAAGCATGAGCGACCCACTGACAGTTGAGCAGAGAGCATTGGAGGTTGCGTTTATGAATCGCCGTGCCGATGCGGGAATGGCGAGCGAACTCGACCGGGAGACTCTGCGGATGATCGCCGCCAACCACGCGCGCATGGTCCCCTGGGAAGTGGTGGAACGTGCAATGGAATACTTCTGCGCCAAGGAGTACGTCTACAAGCATCATCAAACAGAAGCAAAGGCAATGCTAGAAAAGTGGAGGCCGACATGAGCGACCTACAAGAACAGATCGTGGAACAATTGAAGCTGCGGTTTCCGTCTCCGTGGTTCAAGGACTGGTTTGTTCGCACGTATCAGGGCGATCCGAACATATACCACGCGTTTGTTACCGCAACGGCACTGCCGGAGCTGCCGATAATTGCCACTCTGGTTTTGGAACACCTTGCCGAAGTCCTTGCCGCCGTTCGCGCTCTTCCGCTGCCGGCCGCCCCCGATGCGGACGCAGACGCCGAGTGGTTGATAGAACATTTCACCGACGTTCTGGTTTTTGCTCGAAAAGATCGCGAACGAGTGAAAGCCATCGCCGCCAGTCTCCGCTCGCCAGGGGTGCGGGAAGCGGGGGAGCAACGGATCAATCAACTGCAAGATGAGCGGGCCGCCGACTACGCCAAGTGGTTCGCAATACTCGGCGGCGTTGGACTGACGGAATACCAGCCAGAATGCGCCACGATGATCGACGCCGCGTTAAGGGAGCTGGTTGCGCTGCGGGCGGCTGCGGCAAATACGCTATCGCTAAGGGAACGAATCGAAGCGTTTCTATTGAAGCCGATATTGCATCGTAGCGAGTCTGAGGCCGGCCAATTATTGATGAGCGTTTCCGCCGCCCTCGCATCGCCAGCCCCAGCAGCCACGCCGACCACGGAGGATGCGGAGCCAAGCCGAGAAGATGATCCGATTTACTTTATCTGGCACAGCGAGCCGTTGACCGAAATACGGTTGAGCGAAGTCATCAACAACTTCTATAGCGACTGCCATTTAATTTCGCAGGAGGATGTCGCCCAACTAATCGACCACATCGGACGACTACGGGCGAAGCTACGAGCAGCCACCCCAGCCCCAGCAGTGACACCAGACGAAGAAGAAATCGAAAGGGCGTGGAAGGCTAAACACCCAGGATCATTAGGAGCGCCGGGATTCTACCACGCAGGCTATCGTGACGGTGCTGCCACCCCAGCCCCAGCACTGGCACAACTGAGAGAGGCGGCGGAGGGCTTGGCCAAGGCGTTGGAAATCATCGAGCATGGGGCGACGCATGGATGCGACCAGAATGCGAATAGGACTGATTGCGTTTGGTGCGCGATTCAATTCACCGCGCGCGAAGCCTTGAAACAGTGGAAAGCCGCCCTCGCCACCTCGTGGAGAGCAGGGATGAAACTACAAGTCGAGTGCAATTTGGCTTCGCGTGACACCAATCCGAAGGCACCTATATACCTGACGCATCGCAATGAAAACTTATAACTGTCCAATCTGCGGAAAACAGCCGACTACGATGAGCTCCTCCGGTCTGTTCGTGACTGGATGCCTAGCCGATAAGCATGATCGCAATGGCCAGCCGGGAAGAAACCTAACGGAGTCCAAGAAAGCGTGGAATCGATATGTCAGACAACAGGCAACAGAGACGCACCGGGCATAGCAGGCTCATTTGGGATAAGGATATGCAGACAATTGTGACCGAGCACGCCTTGCCGACGAGGGAAGCAGGTCTTCAGATCGTGGCGATCGAGAACGTCGTCACAACCCCCGTCAGCCCAAAGCTCATGAACCTTACACTCGTACTAAACCGTGAAGTGCCGGCATGTACTGGCTACGCTGTGTTCGCGTTACCGCATGACGGCATTGAGGAATTATCGATTAGCCCAGGCGACAAAACGAGAGTGGGATCGTCTACGAAGAGGTTCACGACGACCTTCGCCAAGGACACAGCGGAACTGGAAAAAACTCTTCCGCTGAACGTGACGCTGCACTTGAGCGTGCCAACAGTGTTTAATTGAGCAGTCTTAACCGTGCGATGATGCCACAGTGGGCGTTATGACATACCTTTGGTCGTTACTATTGGCCTTGTCTATCGGGGCCGGGTTTCCTAATCCGCCACCACTGTCGATCTTATTCAAGGTCGAGACGCGAACGGCGTCAGCCGATAGCGGGTTCGGATACGTGGAACTGAAGATTCGCGACAGCTCTTCTTTTCACTGCGGCATTGCGTACTCATGGCATTATGGTTGCGATGACGGCCATTTGAGTTTTTGGTATTCGACCGCGGGCGGGACGTATATTCATTATGCGTGGTAATTTAAGTGTGTTAGCGCCCTAGAACAACATATCCCAGGAGTTGGAAAATGACAGAGTGCGTAGCCACCGAACATCTGAATATCAGATGTGGAGATGAGCAATGAATAAGCCAATCACACCAATCAAACTCACCATGAACAGAAACGGCAGTTGGTACTTTTGGAAGTTCGTTCACAACCTATTGATTCACCCGCTGTTGGCATTCCCGTGGGAGCCGAAGTGGGCACAGCGAGCCCACGACTGGACTGCACAGCGATGCAAGGGAGGTGGGTAATGGACGTTATTTACGAGGCGGCGGCCGGGGAGGGGAAGTGATGGCGAAGCAAAAGCAATTAACGATTCAGGTGGTCGCAACGGCATCGTTCAGGGCCGTGGCACATCGAACTATATTCTTGCTGATGAAAAAGTGAGGTTGAAAAATGTGTGAATGTGGATGTACGTCGATGGACGAGCGATACCGGCTACTTGGGCCTGATAAGTTGCTGTACATCATTACGCTTTCCGGCCATTGTACGAGCTGCGATGCGCCGCCAGGAATTTCTATTGAGGAGATCGACGAAACGCATTCGCTGTACCGAGAGTACCAAGATGGCGAATTCAATTGTGAACCACTCGTGTTTGAGAAATGGGCCGACAGCATGGGCGTGGCGATTATCACTGGAATGCGGCAGCACGAATTCGTCAAAGCGATGTCTCAACACCTCGTAGGTGTATCGAGCGACGAGATGGGAGAGGACGGCACGATTGACGCCGACGGCGCTGAGGTGATCGCAGAAGAAATGTACAACGACTCCCAGTCGCGACCCACGATCCTTCGAGCCCCTTCCCATCCCGATGAGCCCCAGCACGACGGAGGACTGAGATGAACGACGACACCCCGAAACCGCCGTTGCGATGTGATACATGCGCGCATTGGGCGCAGGACGATACCTTGGACAGCTCTGGGAATTTTGACTCCGGGAATGTAGGGCTGTGTAAGCGTTATCCGCCAATGTGCTATGTGTCACAGACCACGGATAGCGAGCCAGAGGGCGATTGCCCATTTGATTGGCACTTTCCTTGTACCGCCGGCAACGATGTTTGTGGCGAATGGTCGCCCATCACCGCAGCATCGCAGCCACGCTAGCCATGGCCCAACTTGACGCTCCCAAATCGTAGCGTCAGGCTGAAAGCTGACCCCCCGTATCAGCGCAGTCGTGATGCCATGTCCGGGAATCCACCAAAAGACGCCGCCGTCAACATCGAATCTGCCCTGGGCCACGCGCTCAAAATGGTCATCGACCTGGGCCACACGCCGGAAGAATTGATCGCCTTCTTGCAGAAACTTGGCCAGAAAGCGCTCGACGACGCGGCCAGCAACCTCGTGGAGCGGGAGATTGCCGGCGTCTTCAAGCCGAAGAACGATCGGGCGATCGAGGTCGAAGTGAAGAAACTACTCTCAAGCTAAAGGAGCCGTCATGCCTTCCTTGATTCTCGTCCCCAGCCCCGCCGAATTGGTGCTCGACAGCGCGATCCTGACGAACCCCGTCACCTGGGCGATTGTTGCTGCTGCCGCTTTCCTGGGCTTCATGGCTTACAAGAAGAATAAGGCCGCGGTGCCGGCAACCGACGCTGTCGCGTCGAAGTCGGCAACGGCGTCCGATGGCACCACTCCGCCAGCCGTGACCGGGATCGCCGACGTCGACGCCCTGCTTTACAAGCTCAACAGCAGCGAAGTCGCCCAGCAGCTGGGAATTACGCTGGACGACGTCAAGCGTATCTTCTGGATGGACGTGACGATGGTCATGCAACGCCAGCTTGGCGGCGCAGACCCTGACGTCGCGGCCGCGATCAAGGTCATTCAGGCGAAGATCGGCCAAAGCGTCGGCGTGACGGGCCTCGCCCAGCAACCGATCAACTCGCCGCTTATTCCGGCACCAGCGACGCCAAGTTCGGCGGCGCCTCGACCAGTCGGGGTGTAATGAACTCCCGCGCACTCCTCTTCGCCAGGCTTTGGATCGCCGCCAACAGCATGATCGGCACCGACCACTTCGCGAGTTTGCCACGGCTGCCGCTCGAAGCGTCGAGTGAGAGCGTGTTCTCACACGAGCGACTGTTCGAGGACTACGGCGTGCTGGCCGACAAGTTTCGCGTCGGGCCAAATTGGCACCCAGACGCGCCAACCCATTACGCCGCGCGCTATAGCGACATCGCGCCGTCGATTACTTCAGCCTGGGGAATGTGGTACGCCGGCACCGCCTTCCATTCGTACGCAATACGAATTGGCACATTTTCCGGCGTGTCGCACGCGGGAATGCTGCAGCGGAGACGCAGCGGCGAGATCCGCTTGCTTGATGTCGTCGAATTCCACGGGGGCCGGAACAAGAACTTCGAGGACGAGGTCGGCGACAACCCGGGAAAGTACTACGTGGCGCCGATCAACCACGCCAAGTTCCCCGAGTTCGACACGCGGAAAGCTGTCGACGCCGCGCTGGCGTTGGTCGGGACGCCCTATGGTCGGCTGGCCGTCGGCTTCGAGGCCCTCACGCATATTGTCGGCTTCCGAGAACTGGCGTATTTCATCTGGCTCCGCAAGCGCAAGGACGTCGACGCCTACTTTGCCAAGTACCCGCCGTACTGCTCCGACGCCCAGAAGCAATGGGATGTTGCCGGCGGTTGCGATCCCGTGCCGAGTCGATCGCCATACCTCACCACGCCGGCCGACATGTTCGAGTCACTGCTCTATTCGCCGATCAAAGTCGCCATTTACCCGGGGTAAAGCCATGACCGCCGAACAACACCCACACCCCGAACATAGCGCTCCGCTCCACGACCCGGCGACAGGTCGCTTTGTCCACAATCCGGCCGACGACCCGGGCCGCGGCGCCAAGTGGTACTTGATCGGCTCCGTTGTGCTGATCGTGGTCAGCGTCATCGGAGCCGTGATCTATTTCTGTTGCTGAGGCAAATATCATGTTCGGATTCGTCACAAGCATCCTGATCATCGTAGTGCTCGTGAAGATCATCCAGCACTTCGACACGGTGCAACAATAGGTGCCACATGCTGAAGCTCTTGCGCGTTCAAATCGCTCTCGCGGTCATCTTTGTGGGGCTGGTGCACATCCTGCAGCCGCACGGCGCCACCCCTCCGAACGGAACAATCTTCGGCAAGCCGAGCGCCGTCGTAACCTACGACGTGGACGACAAGCCGAAGTTTCTGGACAACCAGGCGTTCCTCGACGTATGCGACGCGGAGATCGGCAAGGGGCGCTATCGAATCGTTAGTTCGGTGGCCACATTCAACGACGACCAACCAGAATTCAAAGCCCTGATGGATGACCCTGGCCGCAAGTCCCCGGATTGGCTGACCGTCGGCACGGCAAAAAAGATCACCGGTTCAGCGGCGTTGCCGGCGGACGAGAAATCGGCCGAGGCACTTATTCGAAAGTACGCAAGATGAAGACTATCGACGGACTGCCAGTCGTTGACGAAGCCTACGCCCGGCCGGCCGAGCTCAGGGATCACGGCACAGGATACGTCGAGCGCGACTACCAAGCGTTCCCGCTCAATGGATTGAAGTGTGCGCAGGCGCCGACGATCAAGCGGCTGACTGACAAGGAAATCGATGAGGCAGCCAAGGATAAGACGACGAATAAGTCGTGGATGTGCGACATCGCCGACCGCGCCGGCCTGCCGCCCAAGGACCAAAAATCGAGTTCATATTGCTGGGGTCATGCGCCGGTGCACGGCATGGAACTAGCTATTGTCGAAACTGGCGCGCCAGTAAAGATTCTCTCGTCGTTCTACCCATGCTCTCAAATCAAGCACGGAAGAAACGAAGGCGGCTCCGGTATCCAAGACGTGAAGTGGTGCGCCGAGAATGGCACATGCGTCGAGGCGATGTGGCCGCCGATGCAATTCAAAGGCGTTGCTACACCAGAAATCGTCCAAAACGCCAGCCTTCACCGGATCACGACCTACGAAGAATTCGAGCCGGATGACCACCAGCTGATCAGATCGTCGCTGGTGCAGAACCAAGCGGTCACCGTCGGAATTCCGCGTTGGCAACATGAAATTATCCTTGTCGGATTGGCGTGGGACGACGCAAAGAAGCGCTGGGTCTATAAGGGGCGCAATAGTTGGGGAAGCAGCTACGGTGTGAACGGATACTTCATTCTCAGCGACGCGTATTCCAAGTTCGACGAGGCCGGCAGGGTCGCTGCCATTGAAAATAGCGTTGCGTAAATAAGCAGATGGACGTTGAATACCGCGACATCCCTGGCCACCCCGGTTACCGCGTAGGCAACGACGGCAGCGTCTGGACCTGCATCTCAACGCGGCGTCGTCCGATCCCCTGGAAGATCAAGAAGCCAGCTGTGAACGAGAAAGGCTACCTTAGCGTCAATCTCTCGACGGAGCCGTGCAAATACAAAACCTTCCGCGTACATCGCTTGGTGCTGACGTCGTTCGCCGGGCCTTGTCCAGAAGGAATGCAATGCCGCCACCTGAACGGCAAGAAAACAGATTGTCGTCTCGAGAACCTGAAGTGGGGGACGCCGGCAGAAAACTACGCCGACAACCGGCGGCTCGGTGTAATGCCACGTGGCGAGTCGCACCCAACGGCGAAACTTACGGATGCTCAGGTCGACGAAGTCCGCGCAGCCCTTGCAGCCGGCGAGCTTCGGAAAGACCTCGCTGAGAAATATGGCGTCGCCAAAACCACGATCTGGCGGATTGCCAATCGCAAGCGGAGGTTTGCAGCATGAAACTCGCGCTCAACACCGCCCTGGCTGCCTGCATCGCATTCGTCGCCGCGCACCTGCTGTTCCCGCTGCCGCTGGCTCCCGTGCCGCTCGTTGGTGACCAAGTCGTCGACCAACCAGCAGCGCCGGCCGGCGAGCATACTTACGCGCCAACACACGCATGGAGTCCGGACGGCGGCTGGGGACCCGGGGACTACGTTGGCCCACTGGGAAACAAGCAGACCGAGACGGCGGGAGCACCGACGCAAGCCCGTACCGAGTGGCGGTTGCGGCTGGGGGCTATAGATTTCAATACCAAGGAAATGGATGACTTAAAGCAGCAAAACGCCGACATTAAGAAACAGCTGGCCGAGCTCCAAGCTCAGTACAATCAGCTCGAACTGATGGATAATTCGCTGTCGGCGGCCTACAAGATCGTCAAACAAGAGAACGTCGAACTCAAAGCCCAGCTCGCCAGCTACGAAACCAAGGCCGCTGAGAAGCCACCAGAGCCGCAGCTGCGCGAGCGGTACGACGACCTAGCTTCAGCCACGGCTGCCGCGAAGATGAGTGGGCGTAAGGTGCTGCTACTCTTCACGGCCACGTGGTGCAGCTGGTGCAAGCCAATCGAGAACCAGACGCTGGCCGATCCGACGCTCAAGCAGTACATCGCCGACAATCTGGTTTTCTGTCTGATCGATGTCGACCAGTACCCGCAGACGGCCAGGCAGTTTGGCGCGAGCCGGATCCCGGTCGCCTTCGTCTTTGAGCCGGGCAAATCCAGCGTTCCAGGCTTTCGCCCACCGGCCAATCCAAACGATTTTCTCGCAACCCTCAAGTCCTTGTGAACAAAGGAGATTCTCATGTGTAGACTTTCGTGCATCTTATTTGCGGCCGTGGCGCTCCTCGCCGTGTGCTGCTTCGTGACAACGCCTGCGATCGCCTGCTCGGGCGGCCAATGCTCGAGCGGCAGCTGCGGCGTCGATCACGGCGGCATTAGTGGCCCGATGTACAACCCAAATTGGCAGGTCGGCTTCCGCGGGGCACGCGGTGGCGCCGGCTTAGGCATCCTCGCCAGGATTCGCGCTCGACTGCATCCAGCGTCGTCCGAGGCTAGTTGTGGCGAAGCGAGCTGCGGAGTTGAGCCCTCATGCGGGATTGAAAGCGAGCCTTCGTGCGGATGCGCAGCTGGCGAGGCTCCGAAGTCGAGCCAGAACGACCGGCCGTCAGATCCAGTGGCTAGGCATGTCGGTCACCCGGCGATTGTTACCGTGCGGCGACTGGCCCCTGATCTCGAGCCGAATCCAGGCTCAGTTGCCGCCTCGCGACAATAAGGATGAAAGAAAATGGCCCCGCGACGTGGCAACGTCCGGGGCCGTGGTCAAGTTCTAAAAAGGAGAACTCAACGTGACAAAGTATATCGAATTGACACAGGGCAAGCAGGCCATCGTCGATGACGAATTTTACGAGGAATTAAATAAATACAAATGGTACGCGACTCGCCAGCGGAATGGGTACGTGTACTACGCAACCCGAAACCTCAGGACGCAAAACGGTCGACGAGGGACCGTTAGGATGCACAGGGAGATTCTCAAGCTGGCTGGTATTGAACCGAGCAAGAACACCGACCACAAAAACGGATCTGGCCTGGATAACAGGCTCAACAATCTACGCCGCGCAACCTACTCAGAGAATCGGCAAAACTCGAGACTTTGCAACAAAAACACGTCTGGATTTAGGGGAGTCGACTACCACAAGTATCAGAAAAAATGGGCGGCCCGAATCGGTGCCAATGGCACGCGTAGGTGCATTGGATATTTCGACTCCGCCGAAGAGGCAGGCGCTGCCTACGACCTGGCAGCAAAGGAGCTTCATGGAGAATTTGCAAGACTGAACTTTAACTCTCCTCCCCCGGCCGTCGCGACTGTCACGAGCGGACGCGGCGGCCTTCTTACGACAACCACAAGGAACAAGAACATGCACTACCGAAACGGCCGTGAAGCTAAGAACGGCGACAAGATCGTGCAACTTGGCAACGACGGACAAATCACAGCAGCCGGCGTGCTTCACAGCGCAGCACCTGGCAATGACTACTGCAACGGCGTCATCGCACCGATCCAAGAGGCACGGACAGGAGCCTGCATGTGCGATTGTCTCCACGTAGACGACGTGGCGGCGCTGCTCAAGGAAAAGGGCCTCGATAAGCGACCGGCCGGCAAGTAATCCCTCAAAACTTTCAGTAACTATGGGACTCTTCAACATGCTTGTTTCCAACTCGGACATCCTGAAGGCGGTCAACCAGCTGACGAAGGCGGTCAACGCGTCGTCGACTAAGACGGCTCAAGGAATCACCGATCTTGGCGAACAGGCCGGCAAGAACCAAGCCGCGGTCATTGCCAAGATCGAAGAGTCTTGCGGCAACACGGACGAGCTCGGCATTTACTTCCGCGCTGGACCGATCAGTCAATTGAAATCACCCGTCACTTTAACACCTCAGTACCAATCCTCATTTCAAGGAGAAATCATGGGCGTCATCACAATCACCGACTCGCAAAAAGTTACCCTGTCCCTCGCGTTCAAGGACGCCAAGGGCCAACCCACGACAGCCACGCCGGATGCACCGCCGGAATGGTTTGCCGACAACACCGAGATGATCGCGCTGGCCGTCACGGCTGACGGCATGAACTGCGAAGTTTCGGCCGTTGCCCCGATCGGTGCCGCGATGGTCTCCGTCAAGGCCACAATCGGCGGTGTCGACTTCGCCGGCAGCGAGGAGGTGGACGTTACGGCCGGAGCAGCGGCGACCATCGAGATTTCGGCCGGCCCTGTGACCGAGCAGTAGACACTCCCTGAGCCAACCGAATCCGGTCGACGTGTTGCGTATCGCCTGCTCAGCACGTCGGCCGGCCTGTTGGGGGCGGACCGTGGGGATACCTTATCGCGGCTACAACATCGAAGTCAGGCCGCAGCACGACGTAGCCATGCCAGTTGTCGCGACAGCCTCTCAGGAGAACGATTATTTCAGCCTCGACGCACTTAGCGCCGAGGGTTTCAGCGAAGGCCACGCCGTAGAGAATCTCGAGCGACTCATTGATCGCCGACTTGAACGATATGAACCGCACAATGGCTAGCCCGTTCCGGATCTTAGGTACTTGGGTGGATTCTGTGCCCGCGTGGATCATCGCAGTCCTCGGGCTGTTCGCGACCGCGTACCACGTGACCCGTTGGTACATCGACCAGCGCAGCAGAGTCGACAAGAAGCTGAGCGATCTGCAAGACGACATGGTGAAGCTCCGCGATCAGCTCGAGCGTGGCGACGGGCATCCGGGCCCAGGCGTTCGGGAAGCTCGCGCAATTGTCGCCGGCATGGAAGACAAGTTGGCATCCGCGAAGGCGATCACCGCCAGCAAGCATCCGCCGCAGAAGCCGATGGAGGATGGAGGGTACGGCGAATGACGACCAAATCAAAACTAAATGTTACCGAGGAAACATCTGGTCGCGGCGGCATCCTCTCGGACATCGTCAGCACGAAGGAGCATCAGGCCGCCATGCTACTGGAAGTTGCGAAGCGCTGGGGTCTGTTCGCAGGCATTGCCATCTTCTTCATCTACGTCGGCACGCTGCAGTTCAACAAGCTGGATACCCGCGTGGCCGAAGGCGAGAGGTTCGTTCGAGAAAAGTTGACCGACGTCGTCCAGGCGAACACACTGGCGCTCCACGACGTGTCTCAGCAGCACGATGTCTTAGTCCGGTCGCTCGATCAGAACACGCACGAGCTGCAGGCCGTGGCTGAGAAGAAGACCGAGAACAACGACCTGCTGCGCTCGATCGCGACCACGCTCGAGAAGATTAACGAAAACAAAGCGATTCAGCCGGTGCAGCCGGTTGTTTTCCCAGCTGCCGCGCCTGAAGCGCCGGCGCCCAGATAGAACCGCTCAAACAAACAGAGGGTAGAACAATGATCTCGTGGCTTATCGCGTTTTTAATCGGCTGCGTCGTTCTTTTGATTGTGATTTGGGTGGTGCGTTTGATCATGGCGCAACTTCCGATCCCTGATCCGATCAAGCAGATTGTTTGGTTGATCATCGGACTCATTCTGCTGCTCGTGTTTCTGGGGTTGCTACAGGGCGGCGGCTTCCCAGTCTTCGGCGGCTGGAACCGCGGCGGTGGCGTCGTCATTCACTGATCCGGGGGTGGGCCGATGGAGGGCGACGGTCGGGAATCTGCGGCGGCGGTGGTCAAGCCGGACCCCACGGTCCTGGCCACCGAGCAGTTGAAAGTGGCGGTTGGCGCGCTTCGCGACGTCGTCTTCGCCCGCTTGGATGGCATGGACAAGGCCATCGAGTTGCGCCACGCCTCAGTTGACCTTGCCATACAGAACCTCGAGAAGATTTTCGACGAACGCTTTCGCAGCACGGACAAGCGATTCGACAACAGCGAGAAGGCGGTCGAGGACGCACTGCAAGCCGTCAAGGAAGCCAACGCCGAACAAAACAAGAGCAGCGCGCTGGCGATCGACAAGAGCGAGAAGGCAGTTACCAAGCAGCTCGATGGCCTGAACGAGAAGATCGACGACGTCAAATCTCGAATCACCACCGGCGAGGGGAAGACGACCGGCGTTACCGAGAGCCGTGGCCTGATTATCGCCGTGCTCGGCGTGATGTCAGGGATCGTGCTGGCCGCGATCGGTGTCATGTCGGCGTTGATGCACCTCCGGCCAACGTAAGGGAGTCTTTGAAATGCGAACCGTGACCTACCTCGTGATCGCCGGTGCCTTCGCACTGGCCCTCTGCTGGCTGCTGGTGCGGGATGAGATCAGGGTCCGACGTCGGCCGAAGGTGAAGCTGCATCCTCGCGACGTCCACTCGCTGGTGCTCCGCGGCGACGTTCCAGTCCCGCCACCTGATTCATACGAGGGCTGCGCCATTCTTTCGGGCGGCGTCTCCAATGTCCCCGACGGCACGCCACTTTATTTCGCCGATCGTGAGCGCCTCTGGTCGTTCATCGACAAACCTGCGCCCGACCCGATGGAATACCCCTCAGCCGTCGGCTGGTGAGCCGTACCGCTTCACAATGCGGACGATCGCCGAATGATTCCAGCGCCTACCACGGGGCTCTACGCAGTCCTCAGTGAGCGCGCGAGCAATCTGGCGTGAATTGAGTCCGCTGGCGTGAGCGGCCAGCACACGCTCGACTACTAGCATCTCCGCGGGGTTGTCGACGATGGTCTTTTGGATGCGCGTCGTGCCGTCGGCCTTTTTGGTGATCTTGTCTGGTCCGCGCTTGGTCCCATAGTGTGGGTCTCTCCCCATGAGCAATCCATTTTTCTGGTAATGCTTCATCGCGGCTTTCGTCCTTGCGGCAATCACCTTGCGTTCGAGCTCAGCCACGGCCGCCAGAATCTGCCTTACTAGCACGTCGTGGTCGCTGTCTCCGTTGTTGCTTCCTTCGCAGACTTCGATCTTGGCCCGCTTCTTGGCCACTGTGCGATGCAGCACCTCGGAGAGATACACACCCCTCGCTAGGCGATCGGCACGGTACGCCACGAGCACCGAACCCCTGCGCAGCGTTTCTACCGCTTGCCAGAGCAGCGGCCGATCTTCGTTCTTCCCGGAGATCGCGGCGTCCTCGAAGACGGCCAGCACTTCGTAGTCGCGAGCCTGACAATAGGCTTGGCACGCCGCCAGCTGCACGGCGTTTGATTCGCACGTGTCGGCTCCCGGCCTGTCGCTGTAGCGGCAGTAGATCGTTGCCTTGGTCACGTTAGTTCTCGTCAAAGGTTTCTTGCTTCGCTTCCTCGGGCTCAATGGCGTCGATCGATTTGTAGGTCTTCCCGGTCACGATATCGCTGACGACGTAGGGACTCACGCCGAACTTCTTGGCAATCGTTTTTTGCAAATGCCGGCCAGTCGCATGGATGCGTCGTATTTCGTCGGCTTGAATCTGCGTGAGCTTCGCGTTGTGATGCTTCTCGCCGAAATAATGTGGAGGTCCCGGCATCAGTCCGAGCCGTATGGCGTGCCTCTTGTTTTCTGAAACCGTCACGTACTCTAGGTTTCCAACGCGATTATTGCTCTTCACGCCATCGATGTGGTTGATCTCAAATCCAGCCGGCCGAGGCCCCAAAAAAGCCGCCGCAACCAACCAATGGACGGCCGGCGACGATCGCGTCCCACCGACGACAACGGAAAGGCTTGGGTAGCCGCTCGACATTTTACACAACTTTCTGACGCGCCACGCTCCGCGCCGTCCGTGGCCGCCTAGCAGGAAATTTGATCGCACGCGGCCGATGCTGCTTGCTTGATAGCCTTCATAGCCTGGAATGTCTCGCCATTCCTCGGCTTCCGGTTCCGGCACGCGCTCAATAGAATTGGCCTCAGCCATTGGAGCCCTCTTGCTAGGGTTGCGGTGGTTAGAGCGGCCAGTGGTCTGAACACCTCTGGCCGCTCGCATTCTAGCAAAAGACACTACTTCCTGCGAGTGCCGAACCACAATTCTTGCATCGTGATTCCGAGTGCCGTGGCCAATGCTGCGAGCGTGGCACACTTTGGGTCTTCGCTGCGCCCTTGCTCCACGTCCTCAATGGTTCTTTTCGTCACCCCGCTTCGCTCGGCCAGCTCGGCTTGGGTTAGGCCGTGCTTGGTGCGCAGCTCGACGAGGGTGGTGGAGAGGGGTTTACGCTTCATAGTTGGATGCTCCGTTAAATCGAATCCTTGGCCCGTTCCAACGCGAAGCGGATCAACCGCCACTGCTTCTCTGTGAGCAAGGCGGATATCTTTTTGGGAAATGGCGTGCGCACCAAATCGAGAATATAGATCGGTTCCGACTGCTTGAGCACCACGCACACGCGCTGATAAACGGCGTCCAGCGCTTCGCAGATTTCCGCACAATTTTCACCGGTGCTAAACTCAGGATCGTAGCTATCGCTCATTGGTCCAGGCATGTTATTCGTCCTCCATTGATGGGGCAGCCCATCGGTTGATTTCGTCAGCGGTTGGTGATGGATCGTCAATCGCTCGGCCCGCACTGAATGACTCGCAGCCGCGATGTACATAGGCGCCGTAGTGCCCGGATTCGTGGCTGAGGCAGATGGCTTGCAGCGGCCCGCCGCCGATCGCACGCGCTATCAACTCTGACCAGAATTTACAGCCGTCACATGATTTAATCATCGTCCAAGAATCCTCCGCGCTTCTGCGCCGCAATCCTGCTTGAAAAACTCGCCGTCAGCTACGCCTAGTTTCGCGCGCACGCTCGCAATTGACTGCTGGTTAGGCTTTATTCCGCCGAAGAATTTCATTGTGCAGATCGCGCAAACGCCGTCGCCAGTGACCGCCGAGTACAAATCCTCGTTACCGCAAACCTTGCATGTGCCGTCCATCATTTTTTCTCCTTGGTGGTTTCCGGACGCTTGATGCGTCGAAGGGACTTTTCTTCTTTAGGAATGCAATACTTGTGCGCCCATCCGAACGCAACGATAGTTCGCGGACCTACGCCTCCGCAGTAGATGCAATGCCGAGAGACGTGGCCCCACGGTGGTCTAGTCATGACTCCGACCTCGCGACTGCTCGCCGCTCTGGCTCACGCCAATCGCTGTGGTTAAACGCTTCGCCATCCGCGTCCCTGAAAGCAAATCGCCACGCGCCGCAGACTTGGCACCACTGAACGTGGTATCGTGGGTTCTCGCCCTCAAGGATGTCGGCAGTCACGCGGTGCGGGTTATGTTCGCATTTCGTTTCACTTGCCATCGTTCGATCCTCCAAAAATTCGCCGGCTGGCGTGCGCTGTGTCAGACTCCGTTGCGCGGTGGCGCTTGCCAAGTGCCGTCCGGCTGTCGCTGGAATTCTGGCTGGGGACAATGCGGACAGAGATTTAGAGTCCGACTGCAATACTTGTTGCACTTGCTGCAAAGCTGTAGTTTTCCGTCGCGCGAATATGGGGGTTTTGCTATCTTCGCTGGTGCTGTGTTCATCGCTCTCCCTTTCGTGTTGAGGCCGGCGAATTGCTGGCGCGTCGTGTCCCGCAGTCGATGTCCTGCGGGTGGCGACGGGTCAGCTATAGGCCGTGCGTAAAGCGGATTTCGTCGGCCAGCTCGTACACATTGCCGCGGGCGAAGTTCTTCGCCGGTCCCTTCCAGCCGGCCGGCTTCCAGATCGTGCCATCCTCGCGTTTAACAAACGCATGGGCGCTCCGCGTGATAATCTCCCCAGTCTTGCGAATGCGCTCGCAGCGCGCGATCCGGTTATACACCTTGCCGGGTCCAATTTCATAGAACACGTCGACGTTGGCGAAATGGGCCGCATATTCGCGGCTGTAGTGGTCGACCGCGGCCCGCGTCAGCTTGGCCACGTATTCGGTGATCGCTTCGTCGATGGTCATTCTGGCCTGGGTGGCGTTCATCTGGTTTCGTCCTTTTGTGGGCGTTGTCGCGCTGTTCGTTAATAGAAACATGCTCAAGTTGCACAGTAGCTATAAGCGGTGTTCCGGCCGCGCCGATGCGAATTTCCGCGTCTCGCTGTTGCCAGTTGTTTATGCTCCACGGTCCAGGAGTGTGTTGCGTTGTCATCGTCATTTCCTCGGGGTGGTTGTTGGTAATCGGCCGCGACGCTCGGGCTGTTGGCGGTCCAGCCCGGTTAATCGGGGCCGGTTACTCATCGACGATCACTTGGCCGTCATCGTCCGTCGTGAACCACGCAAGGAACTCGCCTAGCTCGTTGTCGTAGCCACGGCCATTAAATGTCGCGATCACTTCGGCCGCTCGTTCATTGGCGCTCATCCCGTCGTTGTCGTCGTTGATGACGTCGCAAACCGCTTCAACTAGTTTTTCAATCCTCGATAACATCGCTAATTCCCCTATGAAAAAAGGTCGGTTTGGCCGGGCAAACAATCTCGCCCCTCAATAAATGCCCGTTGGCTTCTCGCAATCATCTTGGCAGCGCTCGAGCAGCTGCCGGCGTGTTTCCGATACTTCGGCGTATCGACGTACCCTAAATCCGCGTTGCTGATTTGCTTCACGCAGCGAATGCACAACTCGCGGCCGCGGTAGCTGAATTTGTCGGCTGGTTCGATGCGGACGCCGCAATGGTCGCAGGCTAGCATGACTGATCCCTCCCGATGACGATGGTCCAAGAGCGCTCGCAGCCCGGGTAAAACGTGATATCGCCGTTCTCTCCAAACGCCAACTCCGAGCGCTTTGGATACGGCGCCCACATCCTCTTAGTCTCACCCTTGGCGGTCTGGCCCATGAAGTAGTAGCCATTGCCTTGCACGGACTCTACAACTCGCGTCGTCTCGACTAGTTGCGGCTGCCAGTGCTTCGGCACGTAGATAACCACGCCTGGACGAATGGCCCGTTTCATAGCCGCAAGGCTGCCGATGTCGGTTCTACGCATGGTGATCATCGCCCACCACCTTTCGACACGGCCACTTGCCGCAGCCCCAAGAGCCACGAGGCAGGCCCATCATCAATTGCCGCCTCGATCAGCACTTCACCCGTGGAAAGAGTGAAGCGGCCCAGCACGTGGCCCGTGTGACCGAAGTAGGTAGAACGTGGATCGACAACGAACACGCGGCCGAGAATTGAGCCGGGTTGCCGATCAGGAGAATTGCAGCCAGAATGGCGGATAGCTTGCATTGTGGGTAACCTCCACTTGCTTGTTAGGGCTGGTAGCTTGCTGATAACAGGCTACCGGCCCGACTATTTAACTGCGGTATTTCTCCGCAACGCTGGTCATTATACAGTGTCAATCGGTCCCGTCAATCCGGGATAAGCAAGAATCTGGGAAATAGTTTGATGACACCGCATGTAACCGACAATGAACCTGCCGGCAAGACTTGATGATGTCTGGTTCGAGGCCCACTTCATTGCAGAAGTCGGCAGCGATGGGAGTTATCGCGCGCATTCCGAGAGCGGATGTCCATACTCCCTTTCGCAGTCACAGGGCGTCGCTTTTTGGTGTCCGTGCGGGTACGGGCTGCTCGATGAAAACGGCAAGGAACGCTATCCGCTCGATCTCTCGTTAAACCTCGGGAGACCGCATGGCGTTCTGATCGTCTTTGCTAATCCGCCATGTGGAATAATTCCGCCAGCGGATTTTGGCCCCAAGTCTCGTGACGGGAAAACGCGCCCGCGATGGACCGTCAGCGGAAACGGATTGAATGACTTGACACTGGCGCCGAGCGTAGCCGTTGGCGAGCCGGAATGCTGGCACGGGTTTATTACTAGCGGGGAAGTACGACGTTGAGTTAAGTGCGTCAGTGCCCAAATTCGGACCTATCAGAGGTCGACCGAGGTGCTCGGCGCAATTCCTGGGGCATCCTGTGCCTGCCATTTTTGGCAAATTGGCTTGAAACAGGCCGTTTGACACTCTTCGCCACAAAATTCTTGCTGGGGTGGATTTGACAAAGGCGCGAGTAGTTTTAACGTGGCGTTTGTGTTTTGCTGGGAGCTATCGCGTCTCAACCCGAACTCTCGGGGCTGTCGGTGCATGGCTCTCAATGCAAAACACAACCGGCAGTTCCACGCGCTATGAACGAGACCAGGCTCGATCCGCCGTCAGTCGTAACGATCACCGCGACGCGAAACGTGCGCGTGCACTAGGTCTACGACGGCGAGTTAGAACTCATCAACACGGCGGCCGGCATCTCGGCTTTATTCGCCGGGCTGTTCGGCTTTTCGCTAGCCGCAGCACTCGGGCTCTCCGTCTTCGCCGGCAACACCTCGGGCGATCATGCAAGAATCGCAGGCGGGGCCGCGGGAATCTGCTGTGTGCTCGCCTTCGTGTTCTTCCTCGGGTTCATTGTCGGGGCCGGCTCGATGGCCTCCGCGATCAAGGCGGTGAGGGGCGAGGCGAAGGCGTGAGCAAACGACGCAAGAAACGCCGACCACCAAGTAAGGTCAAGCTGACCTGTTGCAGCTGCGGTCACACTATCGAAGCCGGACGCAAGGAAGCTGTAGGAATGCTGCTCAAGGCCGCAGGCTGTCGCTGCGAACGATGCGGCGGCAAAGTGGTCCGGTCACGCTTCGCACCTCGTCCCACGAGGGCCAGCCTATGACGCAAACCAGCTGCCGCACTCGATCTAGCGGCACGTTAAATCGCCCCTGCTCGGCATCAGATCGAACGCCAACCGATTGTACGCAGCGTATGTCTCCCCACTCGACGGTGCGGAAGCGCTCAGCCGCTTCGACGCCGAGACGCAAGAACTGCGATAACCCGGTGCCCCTGGCCGGGACCACTAGCCGCAAGGCCGGTGCGAAAGTCGTTGAAGGCCCGCCGCCTCAACGGCACACGATTGGCGATCAAATAGCCCGCCGCTCAGGCACCTTCTGAGGGGAAGCTCTTGGCACTTGGAAACGCGATGCCTCACCATTCCGTCATTCGGCTCTGTCATCGAGTAGCCACGCTTCGCCACGCTCTCCATTGTGAATCAGAGAGGGAGAGGATTGAGGGGGCCGGCATCTTGGCATCATCCCGAAATCACCCGTCCCGCGTATTCCTCCAACGCCTGGCCGGTCAATACCTGCGATCCGAAGGAGGGCCAAAACGTGCGGAGCCGCGCGAGCTCAACAGCTGCGAAACCAGCGGAATACGTGGTAATTCGACGTATTCGGTGTGCCGCCGGGGGCGGTGCGGTACAGATGGGCCAGGAATTGAGGGGCTTGAGGGGCCGATGGGACCCACGGCCTCCGGGAATTTGAACCACACCCGCCGGCCTCACGGCGGTGTGGAGTAGTTGCTATCTGCCATGCCCAGTAAGGGTTTACAAATCTTAACTCTCACCGGAGAAGTGCAATGTCAACCGAAGTACCAGCGAACGAAGTGAAGTCGTGGGACGACATGAAGAACCCTGGTGATTTCATCTTCAGCACGGACAAAGACGGCAAGATCTGGGGCATGATCGAGATGTGCCCGTGCGGCTGCGGTGCAACTGGTGGCATTTTCTTCGACACCGGTGACCCGAATCAAGCGAGCCCGAAGTGGAAATGGAACGGCGACAAAGTTAAGCCGACGCTGACGCCGAGTATTCAGCGAACCGGCGGATGCAAGTGGCACGGCTTCCTCACGGATGGCGTTTTCAAGACGTGCTGAGCCACAATCTTAACTCCCCTCCTCAAACGCACGACAACGCCCGCTGGCGCAAAGCACCTCAGCTGCTCCTGTTGATCGGATGAGTCTGGCTGACGCAGCGAGCGTGTCACGGCGCAATTCTGTGCGTCACCGAGAATGCCTACTCGCCCAGCGGTGGATCGCGATAAGTTGCTTGGTCGTGAGGAAGCGGCCGAAGATGGCGAACAGGATGTTGGCTAGGCAAAGGGCCACGGCCAGTACCAGTTCGTGGATTAGACGGGTCATTCGCAGTCGATTCGAGAAAGCATTTCTGGCGTGACGCGGGCAACCGTGCAGCTGCACCAAATTTCATTGTAATCGACCGATTCAGCGAGCCACGCATCAGCGGCAGTTTTGCTGCCAAAAATAAGCATCTCAGCTTCGCCACCGCCGCTTACGAGAATGTCCTTCGGTTCCTCGTAATTCACGATTGCATAAAGTTTCATGGCATCACCTTATCGCCAGATTCTTATGTTGCCCAGGATCTTACTCCGCCCAAATCCGCTTGCACACTACTGAGCGGCGCATAAAGTGCGAGGAGCACGTTCGCTCAATTAAGATTTCTCAGGCTCGCTCGATCCATGCCGAAGTCTGATAGCCAGAAGTTCGAGACGCAGAAACACGTCCGGCTCGTCGATGGGCCATTGGACAGCGGCGGCTTGATACTTCATCAGTGGCCACCGAATGGCATCATCCGGTTTTTCCGGCATAACGCCGAGGACGACGTGATTGAGTTCGCCAATTACCACCTCCGTGTCGCTGACGGCGAGTTTGTCGCCGAATACTCGCACGGCTAAGGAGCCCTCTCATGCCCTCAGTACTTCAGTTAGCCGAACAGGATTTTGACGCCAAGGACGCCGAGCTCAAGGCCGCAATTCTCGATCGCAAGGCCGCTCGAAAGATCAAAGACGACGCGATTGCCGCGTTTAACATCACCGATCAGGCAGTTACCGATAAGGCTGCGGCGCTCGGTGACGCACGCAACGCACTGGTGGCGGCTGCGAACCAAGAGACCGAGGATGCTGCCGTCGAGCCTGCCGATCCGGCGCCGGAACCGACGCCGGAGCCGGCTCCGGTCGTGGATCCCAACGCTCCGCCGGTTGTCGACCCGAATGCACCGGTCGTGCCGGTAGTCTAGCTCGCCGTCGATTCCACCAAGCCGCTGCCTGCGTTCTTCGCGGCGCGGCTTTTTCGCAGGCACGGGGGCTAGGTAGCGGGCATGGCAGCACTTCCAGTTGGAATCATGGATTGGACGCCGGGCAGTTCGCCAGTCCCCGTCCGTGCGCTGTCTATTACCGCCTCCGGCGACGTAGCTACGAATGCCAACTACAACCGCAACGGCGCGGCCCCGCTTGTTAGTCGCAACATTAGCGGCACGGAATGGCAGGTAGCCGCGTGGTGGGCGGGGGCCAGTGAAGTTTTAGAGTTGGCCATTCGACAGAACGGCGGCGCGTGGTCGTTCTACATCTATGACGGCGTGACCAATTCGCCCTCCATCACGCGCACGGTGGACAATCACAACACGGTCGCGCTCGCCATCGACGCCGATGGCTATTTGCACATCTGCTACAACATGCACGCCAACGCGCTGTTGTATCGGCGCACCACGACGGCGCTGGCTAGCTTTTCGGGGACGCTCACCGGCACACTCTCGATGGTGGGCACGAATGAGGACTTAGTTACCTATCCGCGCTTCTGTGTTGATCCGGTCGGCAAGCTCTACTTCACCTTCCGCAACGGTGCGAGCGGCAACGGCGATCAGTATTTTTACAAGTACACCGAGAGCGGCCAGACATGGGCGGCGGCGGCTGGCTCTGGCAGTGGTGGCCTCATCATCCAAGGCACCGCGAGCAGCCCGACGCAGAATGCCTACCTCGACGGCCCTCCGCAGTTCACATCCAACTTTGATGGTGCAGGAACTGGCTTTGCCTGGTTTATGTGGACCTGGCGGCAGCAGGGCGGCGGAGTCTTTGAACAGCATGACGTAAGTGTCATGCGCTGGAATGGCTCGACGTTCACGAAAACGACCGGCGCGCAAACCATTCCCGCCACCTTAGCCAACTGTGAGATTGTTGACAGCTCCGGCACGACAACAAACCTCAGCGGGCACGATTGTTTTTGTGTCGATTCATCCGGCCACCCTCACGCTTTCCACGGGCGCAAGGACGCAGGCAGCGGCAACTCCAGGCTCTATCACTACACCTGGAACGGCTCAAGCTGGTCGATTGCCGCGATCAGCCCCGACTCCGCTTCCTACGAGTGGAAATACCCCGACCACCTAGATTGCGTGATCGACGGCAGCGACCAGATCAGCGTGGTGTTTGCTAATGATGGTGGCACAGCAGTTGGCACGGGCGTCAATGCCTACATCTCGGCCGGTTCATCCTGGGGCAGCGCGTGGACGCTGACGAATCTTATCACCGCCGACGTGGGCTATGCTGACGGCACCGGGACGGATATCGGGATGAACCACGATGTCTACCAGTGGGCGCACAACGGAAAGTTTCAATCGTTTGTGCCACTTGAGGGCACGGCTGCCACCGTTAGTAGTTTTGGCAGTTGGACAAATTACATCCAGGCGACCGGAGATGCGCCAACGGCGAATCTGTGGGCTCCGCTACTTACGGTTGTCATCGACAATACGAACACCGCTTGGTGGGCGGCAGTCGCCTCGGACGGCAAGGACATTCGCGTTTCCACGGTTGCCGGGCAAGAGTGCTGCTTTGACGCGGTTGAATTCAATTACGCGGGCAACTATGCGGTCCTCAAGGTGAAGTACCCCGGCGACCTGCTGACGACGGGCGGCCCGGCGCTGCGCGTCTATGCAGGCAACTCGGGCGCATCCGCCTACAGCACCACGGCTAGCTTTGGCCAGTTCAACGCCTATCCCTATCAGCTCCGCGCCTACTACTTCACGGGCGGCGGCAACGACCGCACTCGCAGCGTCAACAACCTCACGATGACGGGCAGTCCTAGCACAACCGCATCCACAGGCCCGTGGAGCAATACGACCTATGGCTACAACGGCACGACCCAATATGGAATTGCCAGCGCGAGCATTATTACCGCCGTTCCGTTGACGATCATGGGGCATTTTAATTCTACGAACGCCGCCGCGTTCCAAACGATTCTTTCGCTCGCCGATCCCACGGTCACAGATAACTATTTCGGTTTATTCGCGGCTGGAAGTGTCGGCGGCAAGCCGGCGCGAATGACAACCCGCAACGGCACCGCAGCCAATGCGGACACCGGAACATTTGCGGCGAATACTTGGTATCACGCAGCCGGACTCACGAGCGCAGTGGCCAGTCGCACAGCGTATTTCGAGGGCGTGGCTGGTAGCGCGGAAACAACTTCTATCACGCCATCTGGCATTACGAAGCTCGGCGTGGCGGTCGCAGCGCGTAGTGGTAACGACACTCTTTTTGCTGGGCGACTGAGCGACGTACAGCTCTACAACGTCGTCTTAACTTCTGCGCAGATTGCCTACGACTACACGCAGGGCAGTCAAACGACATTCTGGAATGGCTGGACTCCAAACCAAATCACAATTACTCACGTTCCCGTCGGCGCATCGAGAGCGGTGATGGCCGGCTCAACTTACTGAGGAAAAAATGGCTCTCTATTTGATAGCAAACGGCCCAATGCCAACGACTGCGGCGCAAGTTCCAGTCGCCACCGGAACATCCATTAAGACGCTTTTGCAGGTCAAAGCATCGGCGACCAATCCGCTCCTCATCGTGGAATGGGGCATCTCATTCGACGGCTCAGCGGCGGCAGTGCCTATCAAGTGCGAACTATTGGAAACCGACGTCGCCGCCACCGTGACCGCGGCGGCTGCGGCCGACATTACTAAGCTGGACCCACTGGCGCTCGCCCAAACCGGCGACCAAACGACCAACATCATTCCAGTCGGCACGACTTCCACCGGCTACACAGCGAGCGGCGAAGGGTCGATCACAGCGGTTCGGATGTTTGACGTTCAGCTCATTGCTCCCACAAATCAGTACGTCAAGCAATTTCCACTAGGCCGCGAGCCGGTCATTGCGATCAGCAAGTTCGGGCGTATCCGCGTCACGGCCCCAGTGACGGTGAACGCATATTGCTACATGGTTGTGCAGGCATAAGCGATGGCACGCTTCGGACGCAGACAAGCATTTAGGCCGCACATCCTAGCGTTTCAAATAACGCTACGGGCACCGTCGTGGCCTGTTACCCCAAAATTGCAGGGATTTGGCTTTCCTAGTCGAGCCGCGAGCAACGTCGATACGATTATCCACACATTATTTTGCAGCGACGGACAGCCATCGGTTGGAACCATCACGAAAGCCTGGTATCGGGCCGACGATCATTCTGGAACTAACTCCGTGTTAGTCAGCACCGATCCCTACAACTACGCAGTTCAGGCCGCCGACGTTGGCAAAGTGATCACCTGCATGGTCACCGCCACGAACGGTGGTTTGTCAACAACAGTCAGAGCGGACCTGCAACCGAGCTCCTACAACCATTGGCTAGAAGTTGACAACTCGCACCCGTGGGTTATCAGCCCCGGTTATTTGGATATTTTAACCCCGGTGTCGGCTCCGAGTGCGACGGCTCTTACGACCGTTCAAGACCTCACGGCCATCCGTGGACTCGATCTATTCACGGAACACCTGGACGACACACAGCAGGAGATGCCCGATCCGCCGCATTGGCACGGCACTGGACCGCTAGCGAGCATCGACTTTGGGTTTTTCTCCACGGGCGTAACGCTCGGCGTTAATCCACGCCAAAACCTCGACTGTCCTTCGCTGATCTCGCCGAGCTTCTGTGTTGGCTCTAATCATTTTCAATTGGCGTCCACAACTATCGAGTTCATGCAGCCGGACGGCAACCGCGTCACTCGCACCTGCTCTTGCATCCCAAACCAAACCATGTGGTTCGTGGGCGATCAGTTTCGCGACATCTTGATTTATAAGCTCAGCTCGCCAGTAACTACGGTGGCACCAGCCGGAATCCTGTCGAATCCGTCGAGCGTGCGTGGACTTCTAGCTGTTGAGATCAGCCAATCCCGCGTCTTCAAGGGCCAAATCATCGACTCGGACCAGACGGATAACGATGTCGGCGTAGGCTATACACCAGCGGCAGACCCATCCGAACGGATCATATCTGGCGACAGTGCGACGCCGGTAATGATGGTGATTGATGGACACTCAATTTTGCTAGGGTGCGTGAAGGATGATAACAGTTGCCCAAATCTCGGCTTCTATCTGCCTGAAATCACGACAATTCTAGCAACGGCAGGCGAGGCGCCTACAGTTTATGCGCTGGGTGTGGTCGAGACGCCAGGATCTGGCGCAGCGTTGGGCGGACCACGGATGCTACGGCGCAAACTTTTAGCACGAGGAATATAAAACTATGGGACGCAAATACTCGATTCCGTTCACCGCCGTTGTCAGTCCTGCGGCGGCGTTCGACGCCTTTGAAATCAAGTCTCCGGCAGTCGGAGGTTACTCCTTCATCGTGCACGAGATTACGCTGGGGCAGTCGTCCGACGTGGGCGACGCTGCGGCTGAGGGACTCAACTTGCTGCTCAAGCGTGGCGTTGGTCACACGGCTGGATCGGGCGGCACGGCTGTGACGCCCGCGCCGCACAGCTCGATCGATCCGCCATCCGTTCTTACCGCGACGACGATGAATACGGCGCAGGCGACGGCTGGGGGCGGCACGCTGACGACAATCCGCGCAGAGGCGATGAACGAGCAGGCTGGATATTTATTTTTACCACTTGGCGAGGATCGACCGGTCTTCGGCCGTGGAGAGGCACTCATCGTCTCGGTGTCTGCGCCGGCCGACGCGATCACATGCTCGGGAAACTGTATCGTCGAAGAGATTTCTTAGTCGTCGAGGCGACCATGCCGACAGCAGTCCCAGTCAACGCGCGCCTCGTCAAAATCGACGACATCGAGATGCGGCTCTTCGAGTGGTGCAAGGAGTACGGCATTTCGCAGGCGTGCGTGCTGCACCGTGTCAACAAGCAAGGCTGGGATTGGGAGCGGGCAATCACGACACCTGTGCGGAAGTACAAGGACAATCTCGAGCGGGCGGCTGCCGCGGTAGCTGCTGAACCGGAGCCCGAGCCTGAGCCCATCGTCGAAGAGCCACCGCTCAAGCTCAAGCCTTGGGAGAAGACCTGCAAATGGAAGCCCGGCGATCTCGAACGAGAGCCGAAGTGGCACGCAACGCGACGGCTCAAGGCCGAGGGACGTTACGAAGACTTCCGCAAAGCCAAGTGGAGACTATTGAAGGGCGGCATCGATCGCGACACCGCGTTCTACAGAGCGCTGGCTGATTTCGCGCCACTGGAAACTGTGGCCAATTAGCCCACGAAAACAAATCATGTCCACACTCAACCCCGAGGAGAAGTTCGATGGCCAGAAACTGGATCGCGGGAGCGACCAAGAACAAGGGCGCGTTCCGAAAGAAGGCAGCCGCGGCGGGAATGTCCACCGCAGCGTACGCAAACAAAGTGACAGCCGAGGGCTCGACGGCGAGCACGAAGACCAAGCGCGAGGCCAACCTGGCGAAAACGCTGGGGAAGCTCCGAAGGAAAAAGTAGGATTCAAAAAGCGGGATTGGCGGACGGCGATCAACAAACGCCTGCACGCGGAGGGTCGCTACGACGAGTACCTCGCGCTCCGGCAGAAACTGCTCGATGAAGGGTACGACAGCAACTGGTGCCCAAGATTCGCCTGGATGCAGATGAAGCCACTCAATGGCGATCCGCTCGAGTTCGACTCGACCGCCGCCTGGGCCAAGTACATCGCTGAGCAGGCGAAGCGCAACGGCGATATTCCCGGGGTCGAGCCGGAACCGACGCCGCCGTCAATCCCGAAGCCCGGGCCGGATCCAAGGGAAATCAAAAAGAACCAGGCTCAGCCGAATCCTGAGCGACGCGCCTTCGAAGAACTGACAGCGCAAGTTCCAATCGACAAGAAGTGCAGCCCGATCGAGGCCGCACTCTGGGCGTTCAACATGGGCGACACGCCACTGGCCGAGATCGTGCCCGACGATGTCCCAGGTCGCTCGGCGCTTCGCATGTTGCGTCACGCCCGCGCGAGCGACGGCAACTACGCCGGGATGCTCACGACGTTCATCTCGAAGACGATCCCTGACAAGAAACTGATGGAGCAGGCGGCGCTCTATGCCGACGATGGTCGGCGGCAGATGGAAATGCTGAATTCCTTCGATCGGGAATTTGAAGAGGCCGAGAAAATCGCCGAGCTGGACTCAGACGTCGCATGATTGCCGCGCCCTCAAATCTGCAAAAGAATTCTCGCTATCGCCGTGCGATCCTCGAGCGGGCGGAGCACGACGTCGACTTCCAAGAGGAGCAATGGATCAGGTGCTCGCGCGATCCGGTGTATTTTATCAACACGTACTGCTGGACTTTCAATCCGAAGAGCTATCCAGACAACCCCAATCGGCTCTTCGTTTTGTGGCCAGCACAAGAGCGCGCCGCGCTCAAGATCATCAGCGCGATCGGAAAGCACCGACTGCTGCTGGAAAAGTCCAGGACGATGGGAATGACCTGGCTGATCCTAGCGGTCTTTGTTTGGTACTTTTTGTTCCGTTCGAATCGGACCTTCCTGTGCGGCAGCCGCAAGGAAAAGGCGGTCGAAGGCGACGATGATTCGCTGTTCTCGAAGATCGACTACCTGCTCGCGCGGCTACCGAAATGGATGGTGCCGCCGATAGGACGCAAGAATCTGCATTTCGAGAATCTCACGAACAACTCGAAGATCGACGGCGAGTCGACCAACACCGATTTCGGCCGCGGTGGTCGCCGAACCGCTATCTTTATCGACGAGTTCCCGGCGATCGAAGACGACTACGCGATCATCGACGCCTGCGCCGAGGCAACCGACTGTCTAATCCTCGGCGGCACGCCGGAAGGCGCCAGCGGCGCGTACTACGACATCCGCGAAAAGCTGATGGCCAATAGTCCGGACCGCGTGATTCGGTTGCACTGGCACGATCACCCGATCAAAGGCGCCGGAATGTACCGGTCAGTGCACGACGACGAAGGCGGCGGCTACGTGCTCGACGTCATCGACAAAGAATACAAGTTCCCGCGCAGCTACAAGTTCATCCTCGACGGCGAGACGCGCAGCCCAGCCTACGACGCGGCCGAAGTTGACGCGCCGAACCCGCAGTACATGGCGCGGAATTGGAACATCGGCTATCTCAAGAGCGGCTGGCAGTACTTCCCGGTCGACGTCATCGAAACGCAGATCAAGAAATACGCCATCAAGCCGAAGCCGAAAGACACCGGCGAGCTCGTCTTCCCCGACGGCTGGAAGAAACCGGAATGGATTGAGCGGCCAGATGGGCATTTTCAGATTTGGTTTGACCCGGATCCCGACCGCGGTCCGCGTTCGCACTGGTCGGACATCGTGATTGGCGCCGACATCGCGCAGGGCGGCGGCACCGAAAAGTCGAGCAACTCGGTCGCGGCCGCCTGGCAGGTCAGCACCGGCCAGAAAATCGCCCAGTTCACGTCCAATGCGGTGTTTCCGGCTGACTTCGCGCAGTACGTGCTCGCCATGGCCTATTGGCTCGGCGACGCGTTTATCATCTGGGAGGCCAACGGGCCAGGCGCCGCGTTTGGCAAAGTCATCGTCGACAGCGGCTACCGCCGCTTCTTCTACCGCCGGTCGGACGAGACCGACTACGCCAAAGAACGCACCAACCGGCCTGGTTTCTGGACCAACAAAGACACGAAGCGGACGCTCATCGACTCGTACCTCGTCGCGCTCAAGCAGCAATCGATCTTCAACCGCTCCGAGGCTGCGCTGCGTGAATGCCTGCAGTACGTGACCGACACGGACGGCAGCATTATCCACGCTCGCAGCAAAAGCACTCCCGACCCGTCGGCCAAAGGCGAGAACCACGGCGACATGGTGATTGCCGACGCGCTCGCCGTGCGCGCGTTCAGTGAGATCCGCAAGCGGAGCGAGAAGGAAGATCGGAAGCCGCCCGAGGGTTCGTTTGAGTGGCGACGACAGAAGGCGCAAAAGCTAATGAAGCAGGGCGGCGAACGCCCCATCGGCATCTGGCCAACTTGAAAAATTCACCAGTAGCGACCACGATGCGCTCCGAACCGAAAGCGAGTAATACATGCCGTTCGATCCGCAAAATCTGCAAGACTTGGCCAAGCTCGACCAGTCCATTCAGTGGAGCGACGAGAGAAAACGGCCTCACGAAAAGCAAGTCGTTTCGCATATCAAGCAGATTGTCGGCCAGCAGTACGGCGACGACGGCTCTTCGACGCCAACGCCGATCAACATGGCCGAGCTAGCGCTGCGGATCATTCACCGGGAGCTAAGTTCGCATGGCCTGCAATCCATGTGCGACACCCCGTACAAAGACCTGCAGCCCTGCGCGGCTGACATGGAACTGGCGCTCAACGAAGAAATTCGCCGCACCAGCTTTGAAGATTCTTCCAACGGCACGATCCTAGACTCCCTCCTGAAGATGGGCATTATGAAAGTCGGGATTACCGTCAAAGATACGCCAGACGGCGGAGAGGATTACCTGCGCAGTGCCGGCCATATTTTTGCCCAGCGAGTACTGCTGGCCGACGCGATTCTCGACATGCGGGCTAAAAGCTGGCAGGAGCAGCGTTACATCGGTCATCGCTACTCAGTTCCGCGCGAGTGGGTCGTCTACAACAAAACATTCAGCAAAGCAATTCGCGACAAAATCCCGAAGTCCGCCGGCCAAGACTTTAATTGGCGGCCCGGAGATTCGATGGACCGGCACGCGGAGTCGCTCAGCCAAGGCAACACCCCGCGCGTCGATGACTACGAGGACGACTTGATTTTGCAGGAGTTGTGGCTGCCATTCGAAAACCGAATTATTGTTCGCGTCGACAACCAGCCGTGGCTCCCGCTCGATGATTTCAACTGGGAAGGTCCCGATCGCGGGCCTTATCACGACTGTTGCATCGGGCGAGTGCCGGGCAACGTCATCCCGACTGGGTTCATCGGCGGCCTGATGGATTTGCACGACATCACGAACCGAAATTTTGTGAAGGCGTCGCAGCAAGCCGATCGGCAGAAGTCGATCCTGGCGGTCCCGGGCAGCGCAGCGGACGACGGTGAGAGAATTGTCGAGTCGGAAGATGGGCAGGCAATCTACATCGAGGGAAACGGCAAATGTGAGGAATACACGTACGGCGGCGCGAACGATAAAACGCTCGCGATGGCGCTACAGGCCAAAGCGCTCGCCGACTACTTCGGCGGCAACCTCAGCTCTCTTGCCGGACTCGGAGCGCAGAGTCGGACTGTCGGCCAGGATGAGCTACTCGCCAATAGCGCGAGTAGCCAAGTGCGTGATATGCAAGAGACCGTGTCGGAGTTCCGCACCGGTGCACTGCAAAGCATGGCCTGGTGGCTGTGGACAGACCCGCTATCAGATTACAACTTGCTCAAGAGTATCGAAGGGACGCCGTACTCGATTCCGATTCGGTTTACGCAAGACCAAAAGAAGGGCCGCTTCTTCGACTACAACTTCAAAGTCAATCCGTTCTCTGAGCCGGCGCGGTCGCCAACGGAGAAAGCACAGTCGCTCATCCAGTGGGTCGAGCAAGTGCTCATGCCGTCGTTGCCAATGCGAATGCAGCAAGGCCAGACGGTTGATTGGGAATTCTTTGACAAGACATGCGCGCGTTACCTACACACGCCGGAAATCGCGCGGATCAATGTTTACACCCAAGGCGAGCAGTACCCCGAGCGCGGACCAGTTGACCCGCCGGCGATGCCGCAGAACACGACGCGGACGTACAACCGCGTGAACACTTCTGGCGCGACAGAAGCTGGAAAGAGCAAAGTCTTAATTAGCCACTTAATGGGTTTGACGCAGCAGCCGGCCGAATTGCAGGCGACCGCCGCGCCGGCGGCAGGGGCGTAGCGATGGCACACAAACGCAAATTCATCCACGACGGCACAAAGGTCGTCGAGGTCACGCCGGAAACCGAGCAAGCAATCTGCGCTGAAATCAGCGCCGACGCCGAGCGATTCCGAGAGGAACTGCAGGGCCAACTGCCGAACGGCAAGGGGCTGCGGCGGTCGATTCCCAAGTGGCCAATCTACTCAAATGCCGCCGGCGTCCACCCTGACCAAATCGAAGAGGCCAAGGCGCTTGCTCGGCAGCATGGGATTAACACCGAGTACACGCCCGACGGCCGCGCCATCTTCCGCGACAGGGCACACCGCAAAAAACATTGTCAGGTGTTCGGATTTTTCGACCGATCCGGCGGCTACGGCGACGCTTCACCACAGCGGTACGTCGACGTCTAGCCCCACAAACCGCGCCAGCCCCATTTGACAAATCGCGGGAATAGTTTCCAAGATGCCACTATGGAACGAACCGAAAGAGAGAAGCAGATCGTCGGAGCCATGCGGACGCTCGCGGCGCGCGGGGTGACCCACTTCGTGGTCAGCGATCAGCTTTACTACGAGCTGGAAGACTTGCAGAAACGGCAAAACGCCGTCATCGGCCGCGACTTGCACCCGGGACTCACTGAGCAGATGACCTGCAACGGCAAGCCAATCCTTCGCGAACGAGACATCCAAATTACACAACTGGTGTAACAATCCATGGGACCGCGGGTTTTGAACCGCGGCCAACCTGAATAGGGCGACGGTGGGAATAAGCTCCCCGCTGTGTCGCCTTCACGACGGCCCTTGAAGGGGGACCGCGATTCAAAAATCGCCGGTCCCCTTTTTCATTGGCACGTCATGTCAACAGCCACCAGCGACCAACCCGGCAGCGCAGTCGCCGAAGCCGATCCCTCGACCACGCAGAACGCGCCGGCTGAAAACCAGTACGACGCGGTCGATCCGAATTACGGCCAGCCGCCGGTTGATGATCTCGACGATCAGCCGATCGACGACGCTCCGGTCGATGACGCTGCCGAGGAAACTCCGGTCGAAGATGCTGCGGCACCGGAAGCCGAAGCCGCCGAAGCCCCCGCCGAGCCAGAAGCCGCAGCTGTTGCCGAAACGCCGGAAGCCGACGAATTCGACGCCGAGATCCTCGCTCGCGCCAGTCGCTACGAAATCACGCCGGAAGAGGCCAAGGGCTTCGGCAGCCGAGCCAATCTCGAGCAAACGCTGCGGGTGATCGACGCTCGTGAAGTCGCCGCTTTCAAAGCGAGCATGGGCGGGCAGGAGGCGCAGCCAGCCGAGCAAGCCGCGCCGCCAGCACAGCAACCGGCTGCACCGGCGCAGGTCTCGGCCGCGCAGCCGACTTCCGCCGAGGTCGCCGAATTCGAAGCGATCAAGGCCAAGCTACTCGATCCGGAAATCTTCGAGCCGTCAGCCATCGAGGCGATTAGCGGTCTCTTTGATCCAATCGTCACCAAGCTGAATCGAGTCGAGGCGGAAAACGCCCAGTTGCGCGAGCAACAAAACCAATTCACCAGCCGCGTTCAGGCTGAAGATGCTGCCCGCTTCACGCGGGACATGGATACCTTCTGCAACTCAGTCCCCGAAGAGCTCCGCGAGCTATACGGCAAGGGCGAGATTTACGATCTCCCGGCCGACAGCCCACAACGAGCGAATCGGATCAAGCTGGCGCAGGAGACGATGTTGCGTGAGCAGATCGACCGAGCGAATGGTCGGCCTGTTTCACCCATTGCCGACAGGCAGGCCCGCGCTTTGGCGGCTCTGCACCACGACATCCTTAAAACAACCGCCCGGAACGAAGTCCGTGCCGAAGTCCAGAAGCGCAACCGACAGTCGCTCGCGAAGCCAACAGGCCGCGGCCCTGTGAAGGATGGCCCTCGTGAGCGCGCAGTCGCTCGCGAGTCGGCCATCGCAGACAAAATCGGCAGCACGCGCCCAAAAGACACCGGTGGCGACTATCTGTAGTTCCAGGCCAGCATAGGAAACGCGACCCATGACCACCATGATGGCCGATTCGTACTTGGACTTGGCCAAGAGCACACAGCTCGACCTCGGTCCGCCCAGTTTTCAGCCGCTCTCGCAGAAGTTCGTCGACTACGAAGTGTTCCCGATCTTGTTCAAGAAGGACAAGATCATGTTCCAGTCGGGACGTGGCGTTCAGCGCAATTTGATGACGCGGACGCCCGACGCGGCGAAGTACGTCGGCTACATGGACGTCGACTCGCCGAACTTCGAAGACCTGATGGAGCAAATCTCCGTCAGTTGGTGCGACGTGACCACGAACTACACGTGGGACCGCCGCGACATGCTGGTCAACCGCGGTAAGGCACAGGTCTTCGACTTGATGAAGGCCAAGCGCTATGGCGCGCTGCTCTCGCTGGTTGAGAAGCTCGAAGACAAGTTCTTCGCCGCTCCGGACGCTGCAGATCCCACGGTCCCGTGGGGCCTTCAGTATTGGCTCGTGAAGTACACGGGCGCAGGGACGGCGGGCTTCAACGGCGGGTACGCATCCGGCTTCACGACCGCGGCCGGCGTCGACCTCTCGAAGCCGGGTAATTCGAATTATAAGAATTACAACGTCAAGTACGTCAGCGTCACGAAGGGCGACCTAATCAAGAAGCTTCGCGACATGGCGTTCTACACCAAGTTCAAGACGCCGATCGCGGTCGACAGCTACACGTCGGCTAGCATCCTCACCAGTTATCGGATTCTGCTCAATCGGCCGACGATGAGCACGATCGAGGAAATCGGCGAGTCGCAGAACGAGAACCTCGGCCGCGATATCTACCCGATGGGTGGAAATCAGGGCGGCCCGCTCACGTTCAACGGCAGCCCGTTCCGCGTGTGTCAGGCGCTGGATGCCGACACGACGAACCCGGTGTACTTCTTCAATACCGACACGTTCATCACACCGGTGCTGGAAGGCGTGTACCTGTACGAGCATGAGGCTGAAAAGGTGGCGGGAATGCACAACAAGTACGCGGTCTACACGGACCTGCGCCACAACTATCTCTGCATCGATCGGCGCCGTAACGGCGTTGCGTCGCTGTAGCGGTTTGCGTCCCCTGTCCCGGCTTGCCGGGGCGAACAGAACCGTGGGGGCACGGGGCCCAGGCTCGCCGGCTATGTGGCCGGTGATCCGAACCAGCGGCACAGGGGCGTGCCGCCAGACGCTTTTTTAGGAATCTTCCATGTCCAATCAGACTCAAAACTCGATCTATAAGAACGAGGCGCCGTCCGGCGCTTACAGCAACAGCATCTGGTACGACTGCGAAGTCAATCGGCTCCGCGATGGATCGCTGCGCGGCTGCTTGCTCGAGAGCGACTTTTTGACCAAGCCCACGACCGATCCGACAACCGCGGCCGACTATGGCAGCTACGTCGGCTTCAGTTCCGCGGGCGGTGCCTTCACGGACGTCAGCGATTCGACAGCCGGTCTGTTCGGGGCACTCAAGATGTCGCCCACGACGACGGCTGACCTCTCGATCTCGCTCCGCACGCTGGTCACGCCTTTCCGGATCAGCAAGCTCGCGAATGTCGGCAAGTTCTGGGGCGAAGCGCGGCTCTGCATTCCTTCGGCTGCTGCGACCGCGGGCTCTTGCTGCGTGGGACTGATGGACGCTGGAACGCTGATTGTGGGCCTTCCGCTCACGACCGGCGACGTGATCATCACGACCCAGAACTTCCTCGGCTTCCTCAAGATCGGGTCGGCCGCCACCTGGAAGGCCATGTATCAGGCCAACGGCGTGGCACCGGTGGGAATTAACGGCACGACCCAAACAACTGTCACGGGAACGACAGCAGTTGCAACTTCGGTGGCCGACACCTACCTGAACCTCGGCATGAAGTACGACCACCAAGCCGACGTGCTGACCTATTTCGTCGACGGCATCCCGGTCGCCACCCACACGGTCGGTTCGGCAACGGCCGGCACGGACTTCCCCGACGACGTCCAGATGGGCCCGATCATCGGCTGGATGAACGGAGCCTTGGCGGCGGCTGCCGGCTGCACGATCGACAAGTGGCGCTGGGCCCAGCTCGCTCCATAGGTCGATTGTTGAACTTTGCTCCCGGGCCCACTGCGGGCTCGGGATTTTTTGGCCCGCTGAAAGGCACACGATGGAAACGCGAGAGATTGCCAGGCCGATCGTCCAGAAGATGCGAGACATACTGCTGCTCGATGAGCACGCAGCGCTACCGGCGGCGATCGTCGAGGCTTACTGGCGGTTCAAGCGGCTGTGCGATCGCATTGGCGAACCGATGCGGGACCACGATCTGGTGATCGTCGCGTTTTCTGAGGGCCACGGCGAGCCGATTAAGCACGAGCTATTGCCGCCAACAGTTGTTGAGCTCTATCGAGCCAAAAAGCTCAAGCTCGACGATATCGTAACCGTCAACTGGCGCGGGACGCCGACCGAGGCGTTCTTCAAAGGCGTCGGTGGTGGCGGGGAAGCGGTGGTTTTGCTCGACGGCGAGGCGGAGGAGCGGAAGGTGCCGCCAGCCGATGTCTCAGTGCCTGAGCACGCTCTTGCCAGCGCGTAGTCGGCCACGCCGCGGCGACTGGGCCTATGGCTTGGAGATGACTACGTGTTCGATGCCGCAGACAACGCCGACAGAATCCTGAAAACGATCAGGCCGTCGTTTCCGAACACGAATTTCCACGGGATCGACGACGCGACGCTGCGGGCCAATCTCCAAGCCCTCTCAGACTACCGTACGTCCCCGATCCCCATGGAGTCCGGCTGCCTGATCGAAGGCAGCGCCGGCTTCAACTCCATCCTCATCGCCAGCGAGTCGATGTGCACGCCCCCATCTGTCGATGGCGGCTGCATGGTTCCCTCGCCCAACGCGCTCATCAAGGACGGCTACTACAATCTCTTGGTCACAGCCGGCGCCTCGCACACGTTCACTGCTGGCGCTCCGACGGCCACGCTGGCGGTCTCCGCGATCGACCGCGCTCTTCCGGCCGGTTTCCAGATCAAGTTTCCCGCCGGCTACCTTGTGCTAACCGCTGCCGCTGCCGCTGGCGCAACATCGCTGGCACTGTCGCGGCTCTACAACGATGTCGCGGTCGTTAGCTCGGACGTGGCGATCAACGCCAACGGGTACTTTCCGCAGGGTGGCATTTGCTGTCCGACGGTTCGGAACTGGCTGCTCTGCGCCGACCCGAATCCTAGAATTAGCTCCAACTTTGCGTTTGAGACGACACGCAAGTATGCGTGCGATGGGCTGGCATTCGAGGCGTCGGCGGCGCTCATCCAGAACCTCATTTTGACCGGCTTTCCGGGGCACGGAATCTACGCCAGTTACGCGCTGGACCCCGCCACGCAATCGGCCAACTTCGCGCCGCTGGACCATGAAAAAATACATATTGAGAATACTACGGTTCGCCATTCCTTGTGCGGCTTGACGATCGCGGCGACCGATGCGGTAACCGATAACCACACCTCACAGGGCTGCCGAGACTACGGCATGTTGCTACTCGGCAACGCCATCCAGGTCGGAAAAAATCACAACTTCGGCTGCGGAATCGCGGCCATGCTGCTGTCAGGGGCCGGAACTATCGGCGACGGGAATTGGGAGCTCGAAAATTCCGGTATCGGCTTGGATGTCGCTGAAACGGCTGCGGGAAGTATTATCGGCGCCTCGGTACGGGCCTTCAGCAACAGCCACTGCGATGCGCGGATCATGGCCCCTAACTGCTACGTCGCGGCCATCCACATCAACAACAGCACGACGACTGCCGACGGCGGCGACCCCAATCCGACTGGCTACTCGGTGGTCATCGGCACCTACGCCGACCGGCTCGACCTACCATCGGCCTATATCGACACTACGTCCGGCAACGGCTTGCTGATCGGAAGCAACGCCTCCGACACGTTGCAGTGCCAGCAAATCAACGCCCGAGTCGGCGGCAGCGGGACACACGCCTGCCACGTTGCTGGCCACCTCGCCGGGACGCACCTCAACGTAGTCCTCGACGACAGTCACACCAACGGCTTTTACGTCGAAGACGGCATCGCGCTGACCGCGAATAGGATCACCCTCCGTGGCGCTTCGAGCCGCCCGACGCGCTGGGCCGACGGCACGACTGGAACGCTGGGCTCGCCGAATATCCCGTCCGGCGTGCGCACCTCCAATCAAATCGAAATCTACACGTACTGATGGCTTACACCCAATTTGCATTTGGCTACACGAGCGGCCGCGAGGCAAATCTGGCGGTGTTGATCTTCTCGCAGGATCAGCAGTCGATTTACGTCAGCGGATCGGCCATGTCGGCGATCTCCGGTGTGGCCGACAGCGCGTTCGCAACCGGCAGGCGAACGGCGACTGAGATCAGGACAAGCACCGGTACTGGAATCGGCAGGTACAAGTGCAGCGCGTTCCCTTCTGGGCTCCCGGCGGCGTTCTATTTGATGGCACCCTACGACGTCGCGACGCCCAGCAATTTGTCGCCGGGACCGACCAGTGCAGCCCTCTCGCTCAACAGCAGCGGGCTTGTGTACTGGGACGGTTCGACGCTCATCGACGGCGTGCAGACCGTGCTATTCAGCCCCGGTGCGCTCGATCAATTCGCCGGGGTCGCGACGCCTGGGGCCGGCGCCGATACCTGCACCATGACGATCACGGATCTCGGCGATCCGGTGGCCAACGCTCGCGTCTGGATTACCACGGACGCAGAGGGAGACGATGTGGTGGCCGGGACCAAAGATACGAACGACGACGGCCAGGCCACCTTCCTGCTCAATGCTGGATTGACCTATTGGCTCTGGATGCAAAAATCTGGGGAAAACTCGATCAACGGCCAATCCTTTGTGGCGGTGGCTGACTAATCATGGGAAACTCATTCACAACGACGGCAGCAAGCGGAGCGGGCGGCGAAAGCGGGCTCGTGCTCACGCGTTCGGTCGCCACACGCGCCCTCTACCGCTACGCCGGCCTCTCGGCGACCGGCACCAAGACGAGCGAGCAGCTCGCCGACGTCGACGCCTGGATCAAGTCGGGCGAGAACGGCTTCTACAAGTGCCAGCGCTTGCCGGGCGAGCGCTCGTCGCACGTGTGGAGCTTCCTGAAGCCAATGCTGACTCAGGCGTTAGTGGCCGACACGAAAGATTACACGCTGCCGGCGGACTTCGGTGGTTTCATCGGCCCCAAGCTCTATTACAGCCCGACGGACAGCCAGTGCGAAGGAGTCGCGCTAACAAAAGTCGGCGAGATCCTCAAACTCCGCGAGCGCGGCACGACCTCAGTGCTCGGCTCAATGCCGAAGTTCGCGGCCGTTTGCCCGCTGGCGAACGACGGCACGAGCGGCCAGCGTCAGCAGCTGATGGTTTACCCGACGCCCTCGAGCAATGCGACGCTCTACGGTCGCTATTGGTCGGCTCCGCACGCGATCTCCGACGACACGCCCTATCCGCTCGGTGGCCAGCCGCATTCAGACTCGCTCTTGGAATCGATGCTCGCAGCCGCCGAGCTTCGTATCAACGACGAGCGCGGCCCGCACGCTGCGCGATTCCTCGAACTCTTGATCGCGAGCGTTGACTTCGATCGCAGCCTCACGACGCCGCGGTCGTTTGGATACAACGGCAACCACAGCGGCAACTTGTACGATCGCGGCCCACGCGCTACCGGACTCACTTACACACCAGTTCCCTAAAGGAGTTTTGAAATGACTAAGCCAGCAACTATCCATGCTACAGAGGCCGGCGGCGCTTTGATTTCGCTACCGGGCGAGGGCACTTATTTTGCTCGACTCGCGACACTGCCTTCCGACGGCGGGGCGGGTTATGCACCCGGCTGCGTACTCACGATAACCGGAACCGTGAAACTCTATCAGAATACCGGGACTTTGGCTTCGGCAGTCTGGACGATCGTCGGATCCGAGTCGTAGTCGACCGTTTTTGCACCACTCGCAGCAATCCAGGAGCCTCGACCATGTCCGACACAATTCACGTTCCGGCCACCGGCGAAGCCATCAAGTCGGACTACGGCTTGGATTTCGGCACCGGACCGACTGTTCCCTCCGACGGCGTCATTGGCTGGCAGCACGGTGCAATCTGGACCAAGGCGCTCGGCACGACGGCGCTCGACGCGATGTACGTCAACACGGGGTCGCCGGCCTCGTGCGCATTCGTGTCACTTACAGCGCTCGCCACGACCGTCACCGGAACGCAGACGTTCTCGATTCCGCTGGACAACTGGAAGGTTTGGGACGCGCCGCTAACGCCGCTTGGTTTGACTGCGCTCTCGGCCGACGATCTGATCTTCACGCCCGGAACCTACGGCACTAGCGCGCCGACGCTCAAGGGTTCCGACGTCGGCGGCAGCGGCGGCGTAACCCAATACGCCAGAAAAATCGTGCCCGTGCCGGATCGCTACGTGCCTGGCGGAGCTATTTCCTTGGTTGTCAAAGCCGGGATGCAGACGCTAGCCGACACGGCGGCAACGCTTACGGCTAACGTCTACAGAGCGGCTGCACCGACCGTGGACCTCTTCGGCACCCCTGCCGACATTGACTCACTCACGCTTTCGAATATCACCATGGCGCTCACAGCCACAAACCTCGTGCCTGGCGACCTACTAGACATCCGCCTGGGGACCACCGTTACAGACAACGGCGACGCCGGTGCCAACATCAACGCGATCATTAGCGAGGTCCATCTGGCCGCGCTCTGCTACCTGTAGGAAAACCGCTAGCATGGGCTCAATCAATACAATTCCGAACCTCTCGATCGGCAACGCGCTGTTTGTGGCGACGACGGTCGACGCTGAGACCGGCGCGAGCCCGCACACGTACACCGCTGCCGAGACGCTGGGCGGCATCATCAACGCCAGCGGGCAGACCGGCGCCATCGTCGGCAACCTCGACACCGGCTCGAATCTCGACACGCTGTGCCTACCCTTGGGAATCTGCACGGGCGAGGGCTTCAACTGGTCTCTCATCAACCGCAACACGTCTTCCGGCGCGATCACGCTGACGGCGAACACCGACCACACGATCGTCGGAAACCCGGTAGTGGCGATCGCAACCTCCGCGTTGCTGAGGACGGTGCGCACAGGATCGCATGTCTATGTGACGTACGTCTTGGGCTAGGAGACTCAATGCCGGGCACGTTTACCAAGCGCGTCATCTTCCCGATCGGCGGCCTCAACCGCTCGCTGGCTTTCCAGTCGCAGCCGCCATACACGACGTGTGATTGCCTCAACGTCTGGCCGACCGACTTCAAGACCGGTCGTAAGCGAGGCGCCCGGCGGCCGCCGCTGGTCGGCGTCGGAACGACCGGTTACGTCAGCGGGATCTCGGAAGTCCGCGTCGCCATCGGTTCGACGTACAACCGCCAGTTGATGGCGATGGTTGGCGGCCACCTCTACAAGTCCTCGGCCGGCACGTCGTTTACGAGCGTCGCGAGCGGATTCACCGCCAACGCGCCGATCGGCCTCATCCCCTACGGCAACCAGCTCTACATCCTCGACTCTTCGTACAAATACTACGACTTCTCGGACGACACCGTGCACACCTGGACCGCCGACTCGCCCGGCACCATCCCGACCGGTTGCACCAATGGCTGCGTTTACCTCGGGCGCATCGTGCTCGTCAAAGACGAAGAATGGTTTATGAGCGACACCGACAACCCGCTCGGCTGGGATTTCGGGCCATTCATTCCCGGTATCGCGATCCAGGGGAGCGACTTCCTCGGCGGCAAGATCGGTGCGCCAATCACGGCGCCGATCCCCTATGGCGACGACACGCTGCTCTTTGCCTGCCAGGATCAGATTTACATTCTCCGTGGCGACCCGACGGCGGAAGGCGCGAGCCTCGGCACATTCTGCCAAAAGTTCGGACCCGTCACGCGCGGCGCCTACTGCTTCGGGCCCGGCAACGAGTTCGTTTTCCTCTCGCAAGATGGCGTCTACGTGATTGCTGGCGCCGGCGGCGCGGCGGAACCGCTCTCGAAGCGACCGCTACCCAATGAAATGCTTGGCATCACGAGCACAAAGTACGACGCCTGCCTCGCTTTTGATCCACGGTTCGACTGCGTCTACGTCGTCGCCACGCACAAGACCGACTCGACGCTAGATCAGCAGTGGAAGATCGATTGGAGCGGACGCGGCTTCTGGCCCATGAAGTTCACGGATGACATTCGGCCAATGTGCGCCTATACGTTCGGTCCACTGGAAACCGACGACTATTCGCCGGTGCTGATGGGCGGCAGTGGCCTGAATCGCTTTCAAGCCGACATCGACGACGGAGAGATTTTCGAGAACTACGTGGTCATCGGACCGGTGGCGATGGGTAATGGCGTAAGCACTCAGGGCCAGTTGCAGCAAGCTGTCGTCAAGTTCAGCGAGAACACCGACGACGACACGCAGTCGGCAACGATCAGTTTTGTGACGGCCGGCGACGCCGACAGTTGTAAAGCCGCAATGGACGCGGGCGACGAAGACCGCCTCTGGACGACGAACGTCCGAGCACTGAAGGAAAACCATTGGCGCTGCCACCCGGGCCTACGCGGCGCGGTGGTGATGGCGAAGGTCGCCATCCCGTACACGAGCTTCTGGTCCATCGAGGAGATCGACCTGATCATCAAGCCCGGCGGCAGCGAGAGGTATCTCTAGTGGCCATCTCCAAGAACCAGGGCGGCAACCTCTTTCGCAAGACGATCGGCAGCGAGTCGGACCAGAACCACAACGCGCGCGCGGCCGTGACGCTCCACGACACGCTGGGGCGGCCGGGACCGTACCAAGCGCCGTACGAGACCTCACACGTGAGCTGGCTGCGGTTCGCGCTCACTGACTCGTTCGACGGCACATCGTTCGAAGCGCCGGCGTTGGCGCTCGACAACGACGGCAACGCGACGACGATCCCGGTGACGATCACGGATCTCCTGCAGCGATTCCAGCCGACGGCCGTGGCTGGCGACATGGGCTACGCCAAGGCGTTCAGGCTGCCAGACGGAACCACTCGTTACGAAGTCGATACCGTCGGCAACACGAGCGGCGGCGGTGGAGGCGGCGGTTCAGACCACAAGGTCGCGCTCAACTCGGCCGACAACATGGGCGGCGGCGCCGACTACCTCGAAGCAAAGATCGCCAATCCTGGCGCGTACGACGCCGGCACGATGCGGCTCGTCCAGCACGAGGACAACGGCGACGGGACCGAGCGATTCTTCTTCCAGGTCGACGACCTCGGCGGTACTGGAATTGACACGAAGAAGTTCAAGGTCAAGCACGACGGATCCGACGCGGAAGGTTTCGCGATCGACAAGGTGAGCCCGGTTGCGACAAAGGGCGGCAGCGACGTCGACGTGAAGTTCGACGAGGTGAGCGGAAACCTTACCGCCTGGGTGCCGGCCTCGTCGATCACGACGATCATCAACTCGACGGTGCCAGTTTACACGGCGAGCGCCGGCGTGCAGCTCGTAGGCAACGACTTCCGGGCCGCGGTCAATACGACGATCCGCAGCGTCACTGGACTTACGCTCACACTGTCGAGCACGCTACTCACGGTCACTCTCACCTACCACAACTACCAAGTCTACGCCGTGGACCCAGGCACATCGGGCACGATTGCGAGTTCGGTGGCGGCGACCACGAGCTGCCCATGACCACGCTGCGAATCTGCTCGGGAAAGCTGGGCATCTTTGATGATAAGCTGCTGGTTTGCGGCACGACGCTCGCGTGCGTGCTCAACGCAACGCCTTCGGTTGTTATCGGGGCGTGGAGCGGCAGCCGAACCACCGGCTGCGCTTGCAGCGTGTTCCAGGGGACGTTCACGCTTGCGGCCAGCACCTGCGGCGGCTCGTTCTGCGGATTCACCAGATTTCCTGGTCCTTGCAGTTTTGCTTGGTCAGTGGCCACCGGATTTTGCAGCCCGGCGCCTCCGGGCGTCGGCATTTGCTTGTCGTACGGACCCACTGGGTACACGGTCGAGGTCGGCTGTATCGACATCGCCACGCTATCTGGCGGATCGGTTGGCTACTGGGCTGTTAGGGGAACCGACCTTGCCGACCTATGCAGCCCGCTGGTCGTTCCGCGCCAGACTTGCCTCACCAGCGATTGCACACCGCCGTCAAGCGTCACGGTCCATCTCGTATGAAGAACTGCCAGATACCGTCTGACTCACCGAAGGGCACCATCTGCCCAGATTGCGGGCTGCCAATTCCGATCGACGCGGTGGGAAATTACTACCGCGCGTGCGGCGAGACCAGCGACAGCGTCGGACTGGGCGACCTCGCCGAATCCTTCTTCGCCACTTTCGGCGTCACCAAAGAGCGCTACGTCGCCCTCAAAGCAGAACTCAACCTCGACCCTAACTGCGGCTGTGAGAAGCGCCAGGAAGCTCTCAACGCGTTCGGCGAGCGATTCGGCATCAACGACGCGATCGGGAAGTTCTCGGCGTGGCTGGGCAGCCGAAACGCGGCAGGGCCACTTTGATCTTTAGCCGGGTAGTGTTTACGTTGAATCCAGCCAGGAGACCAAGCCATGTCCGATCCGTACGCTGACGCCGTTTACCAATCCCAGCTCGCCAACTGGCAACAGCAGCAACAAACCGGTCCGAACTCGGCCGTGTCGCTGATCCTCAACCTGCTCAAAGATGCCCAGAACAAAGAAGGGCAGGCCCGCACCGACAGCCTGAATCGGTATTACGACACGTTAAACCTACTCGGTTTAGACCGAAACGCCTCTCTCGCCGACGTCGCCAATGTTGGCGCATCTCGCGTCGCCGACGTCAACAAGGCGTTCAACAAGCTCGCCGGCAGCCAGAAGGTCGCCGCAGCCAATCAGGGGCTCACCGGCACGTCGTTCAACCAAGCTCGGCAGCGCGACACGGAGACGCAGCGGCAAGCGGCTCTGACCAATGTCAACGACTCGCTGCTGCAAAACCGCATCAACACGCGGGCGTCGACAGCGGCTCCGATCGCTGGCGTCATGGAGCGACGCACCGACGGCTATCCGGATCTCGGCGGACTCAACCAACTCATGCTTGGCGCAGGCCAGGCCGGAGTAGGAGCGATTGGCGGAGGCGCATCGGCAGGCAACCCGGGCTACAACCTGCCGGGACTATTCACCTCGCTCGACAACAATCATCCATCGGGCCAATTGAGCGGAACCACCGGAGGCACGCCAGTCGCAACAATGCCGCCGGCAGCTACGGCTGGTGCCGTGACATCACCGGTATCGACCAACGGCGGCTACGGTGCTATCGGCTTGCCACAGGCGAGCTCGTCGGCTCCGACTCCATCGCGTCCGGCAATTGCCGGTCCTCAACCGGGCACCGACGCGTGGTACAAAGCAAACGCGTCAGTCTTCCGACCGGGAGCGGCGCCGTCGCAAGAGGCGCAGATGGTCGGCCAAGGCTACACACCCGTTGGCGGCGGCAGCTACGTGCGACCGGGCACCGGTCCGCTCAGCGGCCAGATCGACCCGAGTGGTTCGCAGTCGACGCTGCACAGCCAGTACGTCACGAGTCCGCCGCCGGCCGGGACTCGCGTTGTGCAAGGCACCGCCCAATATGCGGCGCCACCGGGAGGCGGCTACGGCTCGGATCCATTCATTCAGGGACTGCTCGGCCGGATGATTCAGAACTACGGCGGTGGTTACGGAACTGGTTACGGTGGCGGCTACGGTTCGCCCTCGATCGACACGAGGGTGATTCCATCTGCCGGACCGAACGGCTACCTGAAGAATATCAACCACAGGCCAGGGCAGAACTTCGCGGTCGGCACGACAACCGATCCGACCAAGCCGTATTATGGAAGCCCAATGGACGCGTTTGTACCGGGCTATGCTGGGCAGGGGCCAACCGGCACCTATCCGATGTCGAATCACCCAACGGCATTTGACAGCCCTCTGAGTTACCTCTCGCCTTACTGGTCTGGAATGTCGACGCGTGGCGGGTTTATGAGCAATCCCGCTTACGCCGGAATGTAGTCGAACCCCAAATCTAGCCGAGTCGTGCAATGGGCTTTGATGTCCAGAACCCACTGAGTCCAATCCTCACCGGCGGTATTTCCTACCTCACCGGTCAGGCGCAGCACGACGAGCAGCAGCGCCAGCTAGAACTAGCGCGGCAACAGGCACACGACCAACTCGACAATGAGTTTGCACTCCGCAAGCAGGCCCTCGATCAGCAAAAGCAGGCCACCCAAAACCAAGCTGATGAAGCGCGCCAGCGAGCACAACTCGAAGCCGATCAGCAGTCGCTGACGTCCATTGACCAACAGAATCAGATTCGCGCCTCGCAGTCGGCGCACAGCAACAGCCTCTACGCCGGCCTAGCCGGGAAACTCATCGGCGCCGACACGCAGCACCGGGCCCAGGCCGAACAGGATCAACGCCAGCAGGCGCTCTTCCAGCAGCAGCAAGCCCTACTGGACGATCGCGACCAACAGGCCCAGATTCTTCAGGGACTCAAAACCGGTACGCTCCGCTGGTCACCTCAGCAGAAGCAGGAGCAGGCCCAGCTGCAAGACGCGATGCACCGCGCCGACGGCGACCCGACACTTTCACCGGAACAACGCGCTCAAGCTCACGCGCAGTTCACGCAGCGGCTGAACACGATGCGGCCGATGCAGGTGCCGGCCGACGAAGTGCCGCCGAGCCCCGAAGAGGTGCTCAAGAGTAAGCAACTTACAGGCGGCACGTCACCCGGCGGGACACCTCTGATGTACGTTTTGGACCGTAGCGGCAGACCGGTGCTAGATGATCAGAGCAAGGAGGCGCTTCAGAGCGAGTACCGGCAGAAGGAAGCTGACCTGAAGGCGTCACACGCGATTGCGCAAGAAAATGCAAAGGCTGCCGCCAAGGAGCAGGAGCGTCAGGCCGCAGCCTCGGAGAAGCAGGCTGAGACAGCTCGCCGACATGCGATCGACGTATGGAGAGCCAAGAAGCCGAGCCCGAACGACTACAAGAACGATCTCGGCACGACCGACACCGAAGCGTACGAGCGTGCTCGCGAGCAGTGGGAGTTCAAGGAGCCCGGCATCGATGGGAAGCCGATCCAGCAACCGCCGAGGACGGACGTCGCCCCACCACCTGGTCCAGGCATGGCCGACGCGACCCAAGGCGCGCTGTACAGCGGCTCTCCTCAACAGGCCACACCGCAACCGCCACCAGCGCCGCCGCGGTGGGACAACATGGACGCGGCCGCCGCAGCCCTCAGCGGTGAGAAGTACACGGAGCCACCCCCGCAACAGTCCGTCGACGTTACGGCCGGAAATTGGCTCGTCGATCATCTCGGCGGTGGCGCGAATCCGCCGCCCGCAGCGCCGCAGGCCCAGCAGCAGTCGGCCCAGACACCGCCTCCTGTGGCGACATACAGCACCCGCGATCAAGTCGTGGCCGACATCAAATCGCATCGGCTGAAGGTCGGCGATTGGGTGCAAACGCCTCGCGGCACGCGCCAACTCACGCCCGACGATATTCAGGCCGCTGGAAGTTAGTATGGCCACATCTTGGCTCGACACAGATTTCGGCGGCGGCGGGACGGCCGTAGCCGAACCACCAAAGTCCTGGCTGGACACAGATTTCAGTGATAATGCGCCGGCGATGCCAGCGTCGCACTCGACGGCAACCATCGACCAATCGCTTGGCACTCCTCAGCAGGTCGCGGAGCAGCCGCAATGGAATCCGGAAGGCGGCGACACCTACCTCGCCGGCGCGTCGCAAATTCCGGCTGCCGACGCCCAGAACGCGATCAACGATCAAGCCTACGGGCAGTACGCGCTGGCAAACCCGGCGATCGCCGCGCGTGGCGTCGAGCGCGGCGGCGTGAAGCTGGTCGGAGGAGTCGGCAACGCTGCACTTACCGCAACGAAAGAATCGCTCAGTCCGGAGCGAGAGAAGCCGAGTGTCGACGAAATCAACACCCTCTCCGAGAGACTCGACCGAGCAAAGGCCGCCGGTGCATCCCCGGACTGGATCGCAGCCAACGAACAGCACCTCAGCGATCTCAAGCAAACGCTCGATAATTGGGGCGACAAACCGGAGTATCCACAGCAGCAGCGAATGGCCGATGCTCAGCAGGCCGTCGCCAGCACGCGCGACCAATTCAACAGCGCTATCTCGAATGCCGCCAAGTCGCTCTCGGCAGGGGATACCGAAGTGCCTGGCGGCAAGGCGATCGGCGACGCCGTGGCGAATGTCACGGAACTCGGCGGATCGATGGCGCTGCCCGGCGGTTTCCTCGGTTACATGACCGCGAACTCCGTCGCCAACCAGCTCGCTGAGGCCGACAAAAACAAGATCACGGGGCCGGCGAAGTACGGCGCGGCGGCGGCGCACGGTGCGATCGACTTCTTCAGCGCACTGGCCGGCGGAAAGCTCCTCGGTGCAGGTGCGGAAAAGCTGGCCGGGCTCGGCGCTGCTGGTGGCCAGGACGTCGCCGGAAAAGTCGCTCAATGGATTACCGAGAAATATCCGATCGGCGGAGCGGTTGGCGAACTCGCGGCCAAGGCGACAACCGAAGCTGGCGCCCAAGCGGTGCTCGGCGTGGGCACGACCATTTCGCACTACATGGCCGACGTGGCTGCGGGCAAACACGACTTCGACTCCGGACAGCTGTACGACCAGCTCAAAGAACAGCTTCCGACGGACTTACTCACGGGCGGATTCGCCAGCGGCATCCACGGCATCATCGAAACGCTGGGCAAGCGACACGCTGCGGCCCAGGAGGTTGCCGAGAAAGCCGGCGTCGCGTCCAATGCTCCTGCGCAGGGTGATCAGCAGGCACAGCAATTCGGCGACGAAGTTACTCAGAAGCTCGGCGCCCAAGACCAACAAGCCGAGACGCCGCAGCAATTCGCGCCGAATTACGGCGACGCGATCCAGCCCGAGGCACACCCGGCGATCCCACCAGCGCCCGAAGCGACCGACGCCGTCAATCGGCTCATCGACAAGTTCAACTCTGGCGGCACAATCAGCCGCCGCGATCTCGCGCGAGCCGGCATCGACTCATCCAAGACAACCGTCGACGTGCGGCGCGCGATTGCGAAGCTGCTAGCCGACAGCGCCGAACAACGTAGTTTTGTCCAGTCTCAACCACCAACCCCTGGAAGTGAGGTGATTCCCAATGGCAGCCAAGAGCAAACCGGCCAAGGCCAACAAGAAGCCGAAGGCCAGCAGCAGCGGCAGCAAGATGCCGAGCAAAATGTCGGGCAAGATGTCCAAGGGCAGCAGCAAGAACTGCTAGCTCCGATCGAACCGGCTGGCCCAACGGAAGCGGCGGTTGAGCCCTCACCGCCATCGACGCCCGCGGGCCAGCCTGTTTCGGCGAATGACAAAGTCAACGCCGGCATCGAGAAGATGCGCGATCGTTTGCTACTCGAAGCACGCGGACAAGACCTATCCGACATGCTCGACACGCTCGACGAGCAAGGCGTGAAACCAAAGTCGGTCGTCGACAAGTTTTTCGACGAGACCTACGACAAACTTCCACCAGCAGAGCAGGCGTTTTTCCAGAAAAAGCTGAAGGCGTATGCCGGCGCCGAGCCCGGTGATCTTTCCCACATTGACCGCGAAGGGAACCAATTTGATTACAAGGACTGGAAGGACATCGGCAAGCAGCTGTTTAGCGACTACGGTAGTTTCGAGTCGATCGGCCAAGATGGCTGGGACAAGCCGCTGAAAATGCTGATCGGTCGGATGGGCTTTCTCAACAGAAATCCAGGCGCCGACGCGCGAGAAATGCTCGGCGGACCACGATCCGGACTAGTGAAGCCTGCCGCCGATGCTGGTGGTCCATTCGACACAGTCGGGGAGGCCAACTATTGGTTCGACAGAACTGGCGGGGTGATCGACGGGCTACGGAATCCACCGCCGGGCGAGCCGTTGACCGCGGCAGACGCCAAGGCTGCCGAGGAACTCCAAGGGGAGTACGACAAACACTTAGCCGCCCTGCAATCGCACGCTAAAGAAAAGGGCATTGACCTCAGAGACCCGAACGCGGATTTGTCTGATCTCACCTACGCCAAAATCGAGCGGCACGGGGCCGCGGAAAAACCGGCTCAAACAACCAAGATCGGACTCACCAAAAAGCGCACAGCCGAAATCCAGCAGCCGGCAGCAGAAGCCGTCGCTCCGTCCAAGCGACGCTCCGGATTACTCCGCAAAACCGCAGTGGACGCGGCAAACGAAGCATTCCACGCATCGAGCGAAAACGCGCCCGAGGAGCCGGTCGGCTACCGACCGATCGAACAAGATTTGGCCACTGTCGATAAGCTGGCGGACGAGAACAAATTACCGCGCGAAACACTCGACGATCTCGACTTCCTCGCCAGCAGCCGGCCGGCCGATTTACAGGGCGTGCTAACGGAAGCAGCCAAGCGTCGCGACGTGGCCCAAAAGGAAGTTGAGGATCTCCGCACCGAATATAAGACGATGATCAGCGGAAAGGACTCGCGCTCGCACTCGTTTCAGGCCAACATCGCCAATCGACGCGGCGGCGACATGGCAAAGGTGAAGGGATTCGACGTTCTGGTCGATCGGCTCCGATCGGGCGACTATCCGCAAATGGCGGCGCTCGCTCAGCAGCGTGGCCAGGGCGATCTTGAATCCGGCCTCGCCGACATTATGCGAGGCGGCCTCAAGCAGTTCGTCGACGTGCCGGAAGATCACGCGATCGCTGACGTGACCGCCGAGGCGATGCGGCACATCAACGGCCAGCCGTCGGCCAGCGAGGCGCCGCCGGAAGACTTCTCACTCGAACGCGCTCCTGCAACGGTAGCCCAGCCAGACAAGTTCGAGAGCACAAAGACCGCGCAGCCCAATCTGATTCCTGATTTGCAGCGCGGAAACCTGCCGGGACAGAAAAGCATCTTCGACGAAGAGGAGTTCCCGCCAGCGCAACAATCAAAGGCGGCTGTCCTCGGCTTCGGCGGCAGAGCCGAGCGAAGGACGGCGGACAAACCTGAGACCGCCGCCACGCCAGAGGAGCAAGCGAAGGTCGTCGCCACGCACACACCCGGACTCGCGATAGGGACCGGTCTGAAATCTAAGACGCAAGGAATCACCTCGCTGCTACTGCCGTCGATGAACAGCCCGGAGCATCTTCGCGCTGCCGAGCATCTCGGCGCGGAGATCGGCTCGATGAACCGTCGGCAAGAATCCTCGTCGCATGAGCTGCGCCCATTCAGCAAAGAATTCAATAAGCTCGGCCTCGACCGCGCTGACGTCGACCCAGCTGATAATGCCGGGGCCAAGTTTATGTCTGCGATCTCCACGGGCGGATCGCTGACGGGGTGGATGCAAAAGGCGGCGACCGCAATCCAAAAAGGCTTCTCAGACCGCCTGGAACTGCTCGCGAAGGCCGGCGAGCCGCTGGAAGCGACCCGCGAGCATTACTTCCCAGGGCTCTGGACTCAAGAGAGTCGACTGGCGTTCAATGCCGCGGTCGGCGACGCTGTGAAAGCGGAGGTCATTCCCGAGGGTTCCGATCTCAACCACGCGACGCCGAAGCAGGTCGATTGGATCAAGGCGCGCGTCGACGAACATCTTGGCGCAGGAACCGGCAGCGACAAAGACGCTCTGCCGTATCTCACTAAGCGGCCACTGGCCGGCGGCGAGTCGTTTAAGAAGGCGAAGGTGTTCGACGACACGATGACGGCTCAGCGGCTTGGATTGCGGCCGATTTCGAACAACCCGATCGATCTGGTGAACCTGAAGAACGCGGAGATGGATCGGTCGATCATGGCGCACACCTTCTTTCAGAAGCGAGCCAAAGACGGCCAACTCAAGATCATCACTCCCTATGAGAAGACGCCCGACGGTTGGGTGAAAGTCCCCGACAGGTACGGCACGGTCTACGGGCCGCCGACCGTCACAGTCGAAGAGCATATCGACCGCGACGTTTACGACGGGCTTCTCAACGTCGCCAAGGGACTGGGTGTCACGCACGAGCGGCTGATGAAACTGCCGCGTCGCGGTGCTCTTGGCCTTAGCTACCAGGGCGGCGACAAGATCCAAAGCAAGTTCGCCACCGAGACGAGCGTCCTCGCCCACGAGCTCGGCCACCAACTCGACGTGAAGTACGATCTCTGGAATACGCTGCTGCGGACGAAGGGCGGCGAAGGGAAGGGATTTCAGAAGGGCCGCTCCGAACTACGCGCGATCGCCGATCTTACGGAGCGTGGCGCCGTCGCCCGCTCGCGTCCTGAAAAGATCGCGCAAGTCCTCGAAGCGTACATCCACACGCCGGAGAAGATGCAGGAGGTCGCGCCGCGCATCTACAAGTGGTTCGACAATTTCGTGAAGTCCAAGCCGGGATTGGCCGGATTGGCTGACATCAAGCCGGGACTCGCGACCAAGAAACTCACGTCCGAGAAGTACGTCGGTCTACCGATCGTGGGCTATCGCGTAGTGCCGCAAGCTGTCGGCGACGTACTCAACAATTACCTGTCGAGCAACCTCTACAACAATCGCTACTTCGGCGGTCTATACAAAGGCTGGATGGGCGCGGCGAATTCGCTCAATCAATCCCAGCTAGGAATGGGCAGCGCTTTCCATGCTGGGTTCACCGCAGGCGAGTCCCAAGTCTCCGCCCACGCGAATCTGATCAAAGATATTTACGGAGTTGTGCGCGGCAGCCGCAACGTCAGCGATCTCACCACGAGTCTCGGCCGATCGGCGACGGCAATGGTCCGCACGCCAATGCTCGGCGACAAGGTGCTCAACGCCTGGCGTGAACCGGAAGGACAAATCGATCCGAAGATCGCCCAAGTGGTCAAAGCCGCCGAACTAGCCGGCGGTGGGTTCACCATGGAGCGAGGTCTGCGCACCGACCAGACCGAGAAGATGGCCAGGGATTGGTACAGCGGCCGACCGCTTCGCGCCGCAGCAAGATCGCCTGTCGCGTTCACCGAGGCCTTGTCGAAGCCGATCATGGATTGGATCGTGCCGCGTCAAAAGGCGGGCGTGTTCGCTGATCTCGCGAGCCGCATCATCGACCAGAACCCGGGCAAGTCGCTCGAGGAACTGACGCCGGAGTTTCGCCAAGCATGGAACCGCGTGGACGCTCGTCTCGGGCAAGTGCGGTACGACCGGCTATTCACGAACAACGCGGCGAAGAATGTGATTCAAGGCCTTGTCCGCGCTCCAGGATGGAAGGGCGGCACGGTCGCTGAGATCGGCGGCGCGTTCCCAGACGCCGCGAAGTTTGTTGCCGAGTTTGCAAAGACCGGTAAGTTGCCGAAAGAGTTGCCAGACCGCGTTGCTCACGCGCTGGCGCTAGTCGGAACCGTGGCGGCCGTCAACGGCGCGCTGACACTCGCTTTCACAGGGCAACGACCGCAGGGCATGGACTACTTCGCCTTCCGGGACGGCGGCAAGGATGAGTACGGCAACGACACTCGCTGGCTGTTGCCGACATACATGCGTGACCTCGTCTCGTATTGGCAGAGCAGCGGACAGACGCTCCTCAACGGCACGAGCCCTCTGATCTCAATGGTGAGCGAACTGAAACAGAATCGCGACTACTACGGCACGGAGATCCGGCACCCCGGCGATCCGCTCTACAAACAGGGCGCCGACGTCGGCAAGTACGTCGCAAAATCGTACGAGCCGTTCTGGCTGCGAAATCTTCAGCAGGCGCAGAAGGATGACGCCGGAGCAGGTGAGAAGATTAGCACTTATTTCGGCGTGACGCCGGCCACCAGGCGTATCACGGAAACCGACGCCGAACGCACGGCCCAAGATCTTGCCGGGTCTCAGATGCCGGCCGCCGCGAGGACGCAGCAGGAGAGCGATCGATCCGAATTGAAGCGCAGCCTCACGAAGAAAGTTGCCGCATCCGGCCAGGCCGCAGCGGCCCCGGAGATCCAGCAGGCCACACGCAGTGGGCTACTAAAACCCAGCGACGCGAAGGCGATCATTCAGAACGCTGGCAAGGCTCCGCTGCAGCGAACGCTCAAGAATCTCCCTGCTGAGGACGCGATGAAAGTCTATCGCGTGGCGACCCCGGAAGAAAAAGCCAGCATCTACGCCACTGTCTACGCCAAGATTCATCGGTCGACTAACCTCGGCGATGAGGACAAGAGACGGTTTCTTGAAGAGCTTGGTCCGCGGCCGACGAAGTAGCGTTAGCCAATGATCGCGCGGAACTCGGCGTCGAGGGCTGGCTCCCCGACCGATTGCTGTCTTAGCTCAACCTTCCGAGCGCGGTGCCGCGTCCTAAACTTAAAATTCGCGCCCCTAAGGGTCAGCTTCTTCCTGCCCTCCCCGTCGATATCGAATTCTATTTCCGAGTGACATTCGCCGCAGATTGGAAAAAGAAACTTGAGCTTCCTGCCTGAAAGGTCGTTCTTGTGGTACCGCGTGTGATGAACTTGGGTTGCCGCCTTGCCACACAAATAACAAATGCGGCCCTTGAAGTAAAAAACTCGCTTGCGGACCTCAGACCATAATGGGCTCGCGAGGTACTCTCGGTAACTTTGGAACCCCATCAGCCTCAGCCAGTCGTCGCGCCCGGAATAGTTTTGTCCGAGAGTACCGTTCTTCCGGCTCGCCGCCAGTTTGCTTTGCTTCGACAGTTGGCGGCAGCATCCGCGGCAAAAGACCTTGAGCCTGCCGCCCTGTTTGGCGACGTCGAATGCGGACGTGGGCAGGAACCCGTGGCACATCCTGCACTCTCTGGTTTCTTGACCGATCCACATTGGACCTGCTCCCCGGGGCCGTTGGGTGCCACGGTCAGCGCAAAAAGACGCCGGCCGAAGAAGTGGGTAGTTGAGGCCTCACGGCAACGGGACCGGCGGACACTCCGAGGAGCGTCGCTAGAATCGTACGTTACCTTCAAGGCCTCAACTAGGCCCCACGCTACGCGCCGCTCAGTAGTGTGCAAGAGCGCCCGGCAAGAATTACCGGCGCGATAAGAGAGGCACTTTGCGCAGGACGCAGAATCCGACGCCAATGGTCAGCAGCAGCCAGGTTGATGGCTCTGGGACTCCGTAAAAATCGAACTGTGCGTGGTGCAGATCAAGCGGAGTCACGGCGA